CACCTGTCGGCCAGCGACGTGTTCGAGGTCGAAGACACCGAAGGTCTGCCGGTGATCCAGCGGGAAGCGATCGCCTGGTGTCACGAGTGGACCGACCGCCGGGGCCGGAGGCACCAGTGCTACTCGCGGCCTCACGAGGAAGGCACGCGGCACCGGTGCAGCTGCGGCACAACGACAGCATGGGAGAAGCCATGACCGAGATCGTCCCTGTGACCCTGGTCGATGAGGTTGCGCAGTACGGTCCGACCCGGCGTATCAACGTGCTGGTCGCGTCGTGGTTGGCGTTGTTCGACCGTTATCACACGCAGCGGTGCTATTACCGCGACGTGGAAATGTGGCTGAAGTTCTGCGGTGAGATCGGCGTCGATCCGCTGGCCGCTCGTCCGTTGCACGTCGACAAATGGATGGAGCGGGACTGCGGTTACCGGCTGGATGCGAAGGAGGCGAGTAAGACGCGGCGGGTGTGGGCGGTCTCGTCTTGGTACGGGTTCCTGGTCGAGCGCGGAGTTATCACGCAGAACCCTGTGGCGGGTTCCCGATGAAGCGTTTCAGGGAATCCGGCATTAGTTATGGAAACTGCTCTTCTCATAACCTAAATCGGACTTAGATCGGAGTAAGAAATGAAGATGGTGGAATACGCCAGCTACCCGGATCCGAGCACCATTCCGCAACTGGAGACGGCCGCCGAGGCTGAGGCGTTGTTGCAGGAGTTGGCGCAGACCAACGAATGGGTTTCCGTGTTCTGGGATCGGGGGTGGGGCGACGTTGGCACCCCCCTGGAGATCACGATCATTGTCGATGGCAACGGCCAGCAGCCAAAGGCGCTGATCAACGCTGAGATCTACAACGATCTCCGCGAGCGAGAGGTCATCGACCGGAACACACTGCAGACCTACAAGGCGCGCAAGCTCCACGACTTCTGCAACCCAGACGACCGGTCACGCGTGAAGTCGTGAACGAGCTCGCAATCCCCTCCGTCTCCGCGGTCCAGCTGCCCGAGGCAGCCCCCTCTCCCGTCGCTACCTACCTTCAGTCACTCGGCTCCGTCGATTCCCGCCGCACGATGCAAGGCGCGCTCGACCAGATGGCCGCACTGCTCGCCGGCGACGGAGTCAAGGCTGACGCGATCCCGTGGCACGACCTGCGACCCGACCGCACGACATGGTTGAAAGCCGCACTACTGGAGCGGTACAAGCCGTCCACGGTCCGCAAGATGCTCGCCGCGCTCTCCGGGGTCCTGAAGCAGTGCTGGCGGGAAGGGCTGCTCGATGACGTCGCCTACCGCCGCCTGATCGACTGGGGTCAGGTGAAGGGGTCGGGGCTGACCGGTGCCAACGCCGGGCGTCACGTCACGGCAGCGGAGGTACGCGCCCTGTTCTGGGCGTGCGCCGACAGCCCGTACCTCGCGACCGCGGCCCGCAACGCCTCCGTGCTAGGCGTCCTGTTCGGCGCCGGACTACGCCGGGCGGAGATCGTCGCGCTCGACCTGGAGCACTTCGATCCGCAGACCGGCGAGACGACGGTGCGCGGTAAGGGCAACAAGATCCGCCTGTGCTACGTCACGGGCGGCGGCCGGGAGGCGGTGCAGGCATGGCTTCGGGTGCGCGGCCAGGAGCCCGGCCCGCTGTTCGTCGCGGTGAACAAGGTTGGCCGGCTGGATCCGGCGAGGCGTCGGCTGACGACGCAGGCGGTGTACGCGATGCTGCAACGGCTGGCGCGGACGGCGAAGGTTGCCCCGTTCTCTCCGCACGATGGCCGCCGCACGTTCGCGGGCGATCTGCTGGACGCTGGCGTGGACGCTGCGACGGTGCAGAAGATGCTGGGGCACGCGTCGCTGGCAACGACGGGCATGTACGACCGGCGCGGCGAGCGAGCGAAGCAGCAGGCAGCAGGGCAGGTGCACATCCCGTATGTTCAACCGACGACGCTGCCGACGCTAGGTGAGGCGTCATGACGCACAAGCTGACCGAGCACCTGCTCGGCAAGGATGAGGAGGAAGCATCGTGAGCGAGAATGACGACCTGCGATGCACGGCAGTGTCGGACAGCGGAGAGCGGTGCGTTCTCGCGGCGAATCACTACGGCGACAACCCGACGCAGTACCTGCACGCCCTCGACGGGACCAGCGACACAGGCGACGGTGTGCGCCGTTTCGGGGTGGGCGGACACATGCCGTCTACACCTCGCCTGACGCCGACCGGTGAAGAGATCGACGGACTCCTCCAACTGTGGAAGGTGCATCCTTCGCGGCCGACCGAGGGCAACGAGCTGGCCAACTACCGCAGGCGGGTGCGGAACGCCATCCTCGCACTGCTGAAGGGAGAGGAGTCGTGACGATCGTCGAGTTCCTGACCGCGCGGTACACCGAGGCGGAGAAGGTGGCGCGTGCTGTGAAGCCGCTCGGCGAGGTCATCGTGATGGGTGGCGAGCGGCATCCGGAGACATTTGGCCATTCGCGCTACACAGTCGCCTCCGCAGACGGGTATCCCCGAACGCTGAGCGATCCTGAAGCGAGCAAGCACTTCGCCCGCTACGAGCCCGCCGAAGTACTGGCTGATCTGGCGGCGAAGCGGGCGATCCTGGACGAGTACGAGCGCATTGCCCTGTCGGCCGACACCTACCCGTGCGCGCCGAACTTCGCATCGCTGATCGCCATGGGCGGTTGCCTTAAGATCCTCGCCCTGCCGTTCGCCGATCACGACGACTACGACCAGGCGTGGACAAGTGGCATCGTGAGCCACCATCGCGGGTAGAACACCACGAACGAGGCTCCAGCGGCTGCTACCGCTGGGGCCTTCGTCATGCTCAGCCCGGCCCGGTCGTCCCGTTCGTGATGTCGGCGATCGCCTCGTCCATCAACCGCTGCAACGTCGGCCGGTCGAACCCGGCGCACACCGGCTTCCGGGTCGACGGCGGGTACGGGTCGCTCTTGTTCGTCCAGCCGTTCTCGTAGTCGACGCGGATCGCGTTCCGGCATGTCGCTTCGACCGGTGTCGGCTTCGCCTTCGGGGTCACGGTCACGGTCGCTGTGACGGTCGCCGGTGCCGCCTTCGGTGTGCCGCCCCCGCCGCACCCCGCCAGTACCACCGCCGCGAGCACCCCGGCCGCGGCCACCCCAATAGCGTTCTTCATCGCTCCCCCACTCCCCAGTAGACGGCCGATTGTGACACCCCGTGTCCGGCCTTGGCTACCTCAGGTCAGGTCGACGCCGTAATGCAGCACGTACTCCGGGCCCGGCACGATGACCCGCGATGCCTCGACCGGCCGGTCCCCCACCAGGAACACGCGCACCACATCGAACACCGGGGCCGCGGTCTCCATGCGCAGCGCGCGCCGCTCCTCGTCCCGCGGCGCCCGGGTACGGACCTCCTCGTCCACCCACGTCGCCACCAGGCCGAGCGAGTGGAGCTCGGCGATCGTGCCGCCCGGCCATGGCTGCCGGCCAACCTCCGCCACCGGGGTGCCGCCTGCGATGTCCCACGGGATCGCCGACCGTTGCAGCTGCACCGGGCGGCCCTTCACGTACTTCGTGAAACGGCGCCGCAGAATGTCGGTGCCCTCTGGTACACGCAGCCGACGCGCATCCTCCGCTGTTGCTGGTTCCTTCGCGACCTCGACGTCGACCGTGTAGTCCTGCCAGCCGATCCCGTGGTCGGCGGTGAACGCTGACCGGAGCGGGTGGTCGCCTCCGCGACGCAGGACCTCGAGTTCTTCGACGTACCGGGCGGCGGCCATGCGGCGTTGCATCGGCGCTTCGGCGACGCGGGTCGCGGTGCCTTGCCGGCGGACGACGAGTCCGTCGTTGATGAGTTGGTCGATGCCGCGGCGGATCTGCTCGCGGGACATGCCGGTTGCGTCTTTCATCTGCTTCTCGGAGGGGATCTCTTCGCCTGGGGTGAGGCGGCCGTCGTCGATCGCTTCTCGGATCCGCGCTGCGAGCTGCTGGTACTTGGGTAGCTGCGCGTGGGGGTCGATCAGCGCGGTGAGGTCGATCGGCATGCACAGATCGTAGCCGAGTGTCGCGACACACTGCGGGATGTTGACATGTTGCCTTGTCTAGACGAGTGACGTACCGTTGTTGACTACGCGCGCGCAGTACGTGCGGGCGCGGGAGAGAACGGGGTCACGAATGGCGAACGAGCAGAAGCTCAAGCTCACGCTGAAGAACGTCGTCACCGACCGCGAGTGGAAGTACAAGCCGATGACCGTCACCGCAGACCCCGACGACCACCGGGCACTCCGCGGCCACATGGAAACCATGGCCCGCGACCTCGACCGACGCTCCGGCCGTGGCTGGCTCAGCGACTACACCGCCACCGTCGAGGTGGTCGACCAGTCCTGGCGGAAACCCTTCACCATCTCCGGTGGGAACTGATGGCCGCCGACACCGTGACCCCTCTCGACCGTGGACTCGACCCGCACCAGGTGCGGCTGTCCCGCCTGCAACAGAAAGCGAAGAAGAGCCGCGCCGCCTTCGTCATCAAGTTCGCTCGCGCCCACTCCGCCCGCGAAAAGTTCGACATCGCCGCCGACTACATGCGCAGCATCACGAACAATCCAGGCGTCGAGCACAGCCAGGCGCAAGACGCTCTGGAGCAACTCGCGCGGCTGATGATCGATCGGACGGACCAGCTCGCCAAGACCATCCGGAGGATCCGATGAGCGCCCCGGAGCACGTTGCCTCAGTCACCCAACTCCCCGTCCGGGCGCTTGGTACCACTCCCCCGGTGCCGTCGCCTGCCGTGGCCGACGTGCCGCGGGAGCCGATCATCACCCTCGACGCGGTAAAGGACGCGATCCAGCCGCCTGACATCTGGTCCGACCGGCGACCGTCGCTGCGCGAGATCTGGCTGTACGGGGTGTACGGACGCTGGACCCGAGCGAAGGGTCCGGTCCGGATCGCCGGCGCGGTCTACGCCACGGTCATTGCTCTGCCGATCCACGCGCTCGCCTACATCTTCTGCTGGCTCGCTGAACGCCCCGCTCGATTCTTCGTCGTCGCGACCGTCGCGGCGTTGACCATGCTCGCTCTCTGAAAGGAAGTCACATGGGTCTCACGTTGGGAGGTATCGCAGCGATCTCCCTCGTCATTGCTATCGGCCTGATGGTCGTCGGGATCGCCAAGCAAGCCGTCGTCTACCTGATGCTGATCGCCGGACTCGGCCTGTCCGGTCTGATCGGCGTAGCGCTCGGCCGGATCATGGGCAGCGCGGTGAAGGGCACCGCGACCGCTGGCGACGCCGTGCTCGGGGCAGGCGGCCTCGGCACGCTCGTGCTGTTCGCGTTCCTGTCCACCCTGCTGGTCCCCCGGCTCAAGCCGCGCAGTAACCCGCCGACCAAGTGGACGAAGTGGATCGCACTGTCCTACGGCTCGGTCATGGTCGCCACGGGCGGCATCGTCTCCGCGCTCATGGGTCTGCAACAGAACGTCGTGACGCAGGCCGCGAGCGCGCTCATGTCGGCCGCCACCGCGATCGTCGGAGGGTTCTGACCTCATGCTGAAGCGCGTCATTCTGTTCGGGGGTGCCCTCGTCGTCGCGGTGGCTGCGGGCTGGGCGTCGTTCGCGACGCTCGCAGCGCTGGCCAAGGCGACGCAGTGGCCGGGCGGGTACTTCCTGCTGCCGACCAGCATCGACGTGCTCGGCGCTCTCGCCTGCTACGTGTGGCTGACAAAGTCGTTCCCGCAGGACGCCCGCCGGTTCGCCCGGTGGACGACGCTGTTCGTGATCGCTGCGTCGGTGGTCGGCAACGGCATCGGGCACCTGGTGTCGTTCGGGAAGCTGACCCCGTCTGTCCTGTTGATCGTCCTGGTCGGCGCCGTCCCGCCCTCGTCGCTGGCCGCCCTGATCCACCTGATCGTCCTGGCGACCTCGACCCCGGTCCCGGCGAAGCAGGTCCGGAAGACCGAGCCGGCCCGTCCTCAAGCCAAGACCGAGCCGCCGGCGGTTCCGGCCAAGCCGTCCTCGCCCCCGAAGAAGACGGCCGTCCCGAAGCCGAGTCCGGTGAAGTCCGGTCCGGAGTCCGGTCCGGTCGTGGATGACGTCCTGATGCAGCGTGCGCGGCATGCGGACCGGACCTACCAGGAGAAGAACAACGGCAGCCCGATCACGCGGGACGCGCTGAAGGCTGAGCTGAAGATCGGGACGGGCAAGGCGACTGACCTGCTCGACGCCCTGAAGAAGGAGAGGGAGGTGGCGTGATGGAGATCGTGATCATCGTCGCGATCTGGTCGGTCATCGTGAAGCGCGGTGTGGAGGACATCCTGCACACCGCGCGCGGCGGGACCCCGCACCGGTATGAGGCGGCGAGGGCGCGGCGTTCGTCAGGTGCCGCAGGGCGGTACTGGAGTACGTTGCGCGACGACACTTTCGAAGACCTGCTGCGGAAGCACAGCGAGCGGCGCGACCGTCGCCTCGCTGGGGGGTCGCCGAAGGTGGATCGTCCACGGGGTGCAGCGACCCAGTACTTCGCCGGCCTGTTGCAGGACGGGCGTCGCGGGGCGCGCCGGTCCTGGGACGGGGCGTGGGTGAGGCGGGACGAGAAGCGCCGCGCGAAGTCGACTCGTCCTCGTCCTGGTCAGGAGACGGTCCCGGGCGTAGTCGTCCCGAACGCTCCGTCTGAGGACGGGACGCAGGACGGTGCTCAGGACGAGAGCCAGGACCGTCCTCAGGACGACACGGGACCTGCCCCCCACGTCGTCCCGACCGAGGGCGGCAGGACGGACCTGCGATTCGGGGACGACCCGACCGACCCGACCGGGACGAAGCTGTGCCCGGAATGCGGCGGGACCGTCCTCGTCGACGGCGAGATCTGCCTGTCCTGCCGCGACCGGCAAGAGCAACGCAACCAGCACTACGACAACCAGACCATCACCACCCCGGAGGGCGGCGAACAGGGCTCGCCCGACACCCAGGAAGGACCCACCACCATGACCGCAACCAACATCGAGGTCGTCGGACTCGACGGCGCGATCCGCTTCTGCGAGGACTCCGCCCGCGCGTACCGCGCTCAGGCCCAGGCCATCGACAACACCCAGGGCAGCCTCCAGGCGGGCGGCGTGACGGGCATCGCTGTCGACTCGCTGACGCAGGCGATGGACCAGGCGAACGCAGCCGCGACCCAGATGGACGCGGCGGCTGCCGAGTTCGTGAAGCACAAGCAGGTCCAGGAGGCGTACAACGCGAACCAGGGTGCCGGCGACCGGGACTTCATCCTCGCCGGGCAGTGAGCGCACGTCGAGCGCCTCGGGTCCGGTTGGTCCGGTCCGGGGCGCTTGACATGTACCGAAAGTCTCGCGTACGCGCGGGCGCGCGCGAAGGCGCCTTGAAGGCGTCAGATCGAGTTCCGCCCGGACCGGACTCCACCGGACCGGACTTAGGTAGGGAGAGGAGCACTCGATGAGTAGGAGGGCGACGAGGGAAGGGCAGCGGCTGGCCGAGGATGTGGCAGCCAAGGTGTATGCCGCGAGTGAGGCAGCGAGGCGGCGGCCACTGAGCCGGGCCGAGGCGAAGCAGATCAAGGCGGACCTCGCCCGGGAGCAGGAGGAGCGGCGAGCGACCAGCATGCGGGTGCTGTTGAAGCGGCAGTACGCGCCGTGGCTCGCCGGGCTCGGCGTGTTCGCGGTCGGCGCGGTCACCTGGCTGCTCAGCTGGCTCGCGATCAGTCCGATGCTGCCGGTCGCGGTTGCGGCGTTGACCGGGCTGTGTCTCGGCTGGGCGGCGTGGATGATGGGCCACCGGCATCAGCAGTGGCGACGCTCGCTGCACCGCGCCGCGATCATGTCTGCCGGCTGGCTGCTGATGGCCGCGATCACAGGACCGTCCTGGTCTGTCGTCCTCGTGTGGGCCGTCCTCGTCGTCCTCTCGTCCTCGTCCTGGTGGAAGGCCAACCGGATCCCGTACCCGACCGCGCCGTCCCCGCAGCCCGTCCCCGAGACGAAGCAGGCGTCGATCGAGATGCTGTGGGACGAACACCTCGGCGCGCCCGGCGCCGTCCTTCAAGGGAGCGTCCTCTCGGGACGGGACGATTCCAAGACGAACTGCGAGTCGTACGTGGTGAACCTTCGTCCTGGGAAGCAGACGATCACCGGGACGATCGCGCATCTCGAGCTCATCTCGAGCGGGCTACATACTCCGGTGGAGAATCTCGTCCTCGAGCCGCATGAGGACCGCAGCCCGACCCACGCGAAGCTGACCGTTGTCCGGAAGTCGCCGATTGAGAAGACGATGGAGTACTCCGGTGCGCGGCTCGTCGGAGACCAGCGGCATGTGATCGAGGTCGGCCCGTACGGCGACGGTGACGGGTGGGCGCGGTGGCGGATGTGGGAGCCGGGCGAGCAGCCGATGACTGGCTCGTGGCTGTCGGGGTGCGTGATCGCCGGTACCGGGATCGGGAAGTCGCGGCTGATGGAGCTGCTGGCGGCCGGCTACATGGCGTCGGGTTCGGCGGTCGTGTGGTTCGTGGATCCGCAGGGCGGTGCGTCGAGCCCGGCGCTCCAGGAGTACGCCGACTGGTATGTGTCGTCCGAGGGGGTCGGTCGGATGCTCGGTGCGTTGGAGGCGATCGCGAAGGCGCGGGAGGCTCAGAACGCGCTGAAGAAGTGGTCGCGGTTCGACCCGACGCCGGAGCGTCCCGGGATCGTCGTGTTCCTCGACGAGTGCCATGTGACGATCGAGAAGTACGCGAAGCGGCTGGAGGACTTGGCGCGGAAGACGCAGAAGGTCGGGATCGGGTTCGTCGGCCTGACGCAGGGTGCGTCGCTGGAGTCGCTCGGGAAGGACATCCTGCGGGCGTGTCTGACGGCGAATCTGATTGTGATGAAGACAGGGTCGAACCAGACGAAGAACCTGCTGCCCGGTCTCACGGTGAACCCGGAGATGCTGCCGAAGATCGCCGGGTTCGGCTACACGATCGGCGACCCGAAGGACGGCACGCGGACGGCGCCGTTCCGGTCGGAGTATGTGGCGGAGCCGGAGCGATGGTTCCAGCAGTACCGGATGCCGAGGTTGGACGCGCTGTCGGCGAACGCCGCGGGCGACGTGTACCAACTGCGCAGCGAGGCCGCGGCCGAGGAGCAGGAGAAGAATCGTCGGTGGGTCGAGCAGCTGGAGTCTGGTGAGGGCGTCCAGCCCACGCTGGACGAGGCCGACGACGACGTGCAGGACGAGCCGGCGCAGGGTGGCGCGTTCCAGGTGGCGGCGTTCCCGTCCGCTCCCCGCCCGCAGGACAAGCCTCCGGCGCAGCGGATCATCGCGCTGGTCGCGCAGGGTGTGACGCGGACGAAGGAGATCGAGGAGGCGATCGGGTTGAAGTCGTCGCAGACTGCGGCTCTGCTGCGGAAGCTGGTGGACGAGGAGCACCTGGAGCAGCCGACGCGTGGCGTGTACGCGATCGCGGGCAGCGCGTCGGTCCCGGAGCGGTGAGATTTGTCTAGGGCGAGATTGACTTGATTGTCTAGGGCGGGGTAGACTACTCTCATGAAGCGGCGGGAAGTGATCAAGCGGATCAGCAAGCAGGCCAAGGTCGACGGCGTTGCCTTCGACCTGAAGCGCGAAGGCGCAAACCACAGCGTCTACGACGTCGGTGGCTGCATGATCCCGATCCCCCGCCACAACGAGATCGGTGACAGGACAGCCGAAGGCATCTTCAAAGAGTGCGAGCCCGTACTAGGAAAGGACTGGTGGCGATGAGCACCTACCACGCGAACGTCGAACGCGACGGCAAGTTCTGGCTCATCCACGTTCCGGAGGTGGACCGAGTCACCCAGGCTCGCCACGTCCGCGAGATCGAACGCATGGCCCGCGATCTCGTCGCAACAATGGAGGACGTCGAACCTGGCTCGTTCGATCTCGAGGTGTCGATCGACCTGCCGAAGTACGCTCAAGACCACCTGAAGGCATCCCGCGCCTACCGCCATGAAGCTCTCGAGGCGAACCGCCGGTCGGCCGAGGAAGCTCGGATCGCGGCGCGCAGCCTGGCCGAAGATCTGCCGCTGCGTGACGTGGCCGAACTGCTCGGCGTCTCACACCAGCGGGTCCACCAGCTCGTCAACTCCTGACCCCAGACGCAACAAAGAGCCCCCCACCTCCGGAGAGGTGGGGGGCGCTCTTGTTCGCTGGGGTACCGGCCTGCGGCGGCGAGCTCCCAGGAGCTTCTACGTGCGGGCGGCCTGGATCTGGATGGCGTACCCGATGACCCACAGCGCGAGGCCGAGGGCGGGCAGCTTGAGGTCAGAGTCGAACGTGCCGCCGATGAACGCCGCGAGAGCTGCGATCATCAGCGCCAGGAACAGGCCGCGCATGGTCAGGCCGCGCCGGGATCAGCCGGGGTAGGCGCGGCCGGAGCCGGATCGGCCGGCTTGGAGTCGGCTGCGAGCCACGGCGCGTACCGGTGCAGGAAGTCGTTCACCTGCGGCAACGCCAGCACCCGGGTGACACCGGCGGCGATACCGAGCCCGGTCGCGGCCCAACCGGTAGCGACAGAAGGGTCATGGTGGGTGGCGGCCTGGTAGACGAGCGGCGACATGGCCGCGGCACCGACGATGACAGCGAACGCGGTACGGGCGGTGGCCCGCCACGGATACTTCGACTGGGTAGACATAGTCACCTTTCAGCGGTTGGTGGTGGTCACTGGCCCGGGTCCGCCATCGTCGCGGGCTGGTTGTCCAGCGCAGCGGCGACATCGGCGGTCAGGTTGGCCTGGAGCTTGTCCAGCTCCGCCTGCCGCTCCGTGTCGGTGGTGGAGTCGGTCTGCCGGGTGAAGGCGTTCACGGCGACGGCGTACTTCTGGACGATCTTGCCGACCTCGGTGATGACGCGGTTCGAGTGCTGCCGGGTGTTGTCCTGGATCTGGATCGTGCACGCCTTCTGGTAGGCGAGGATGCTCTGTACGTCGGCCATGGTGAGTTCTCCTGTCGATGTGCCGGGTGTGCTGTTGCTGCCCCGCGTCTTGAGGTCGGCGAGGGTCATGTTCGCGATGTTCGCGTCGCGGTTGCCGCCGCCGAACGACTGGCTGAACTGCCAGATATCCGGCCCGGATCCCCAGTTGTTCTGCGTCGGGTAGCCGGTGATGGCGTCCGGCCACGCGGTCTTGCCGTCGTAGGCGGACGGGTACTCCGGGTACCACCAGGCGGCGTAGTGCGACCGCAGGTTCAGGGTCGAGTTGTTGCGGATGTAGCCGCTGCCGCAGTACAGGAACGGTTTCCGGCCGGTGGCCTTGGTGACGATGTCCGCCCACTTGGCCAACCAATCGCGCACCGTCAGCATCGGCAGGTTCAGCTGGTTCGCCTCCATGTCCATGCAGGCGATGTCCTCCGGCCCGAAGCCGCCGGCAGCGTTGACGTAGGCCAGGAACGCGTTCGCGTCGTCGGTCGGGTCGTTGTCCGGGTGCGCGAAGTGGTACCCGACCCGCACGAGACCGGCGGCCTTCAGGTTCCGCCAGTTCGCCAGAAACTCGCTGTCCTTGCCGCCTTCAGCCTCGGTGACCTTCGCGGCACCCCAGGTGAGCCCGTACTGCTTCTTCAGCGCACCCCAGTCCACCGTCCCCTGGTAGTGGCTGACGTCGATACCTCTCAACATGTCCTGACCTCATTTCCTGGCTTGCGGCAGAACCGCCGGCGTGCAGGCGGCGTTCGTGGTTTGGGTGGTGTTGTCGGTGTAGGTCACGACCCAGACGCCGGACTGGTCACAGGCCATCGACTGGATCCCGCGGCCGTCCGCACCGTTCGTGCCGTTGGTCCCATCGGTTCCGTTGGTGCCGTCCTTGCCGTCGGCCCCGTTCGTTCCGTCCTTGCCGTCCTGGCCGGCTGTGCCGAGGCACGGCTTGGAGTCCTGCGCGCAGTACGCCGCCAGGGCCGTCTTCGCGGCGGTGAGCAGGTCGGCATCTGTGACCGGTGGAGCGTCCTTGCCGTCGTCGCCCTTCGTGCCCGGCTTACCGGTCGTGCCGGCAGGCCCGACACACTTCCCGTTCGCGCAGTACGCGGCCACAGCAGATACCGCGGCGGCATGTACCTGTGTCGCGGACGGTGAGACGCCGTCCTTCGGTTTCGGCACCAGGTTCGCGGCGACCCGTGCGACCTGGTTGACCTCGGCCGCCGTGATCGTGACGTGCTGCTTGGACAGTTCCTCGGTGACGATCGTGCGCACGTCGTCGGCGCCGATCCCCTTGATCGTTGGAGGCGCAACGGTCGGCGTACCACCGAGTGCCTTCACCTGCGCAGCCAGCGCGGCACTGTCGCGCTTGGACTGCTCGAGCTGGTTCCAGAAGAACGCCCCACCAGCTACGACCGCGGCGAGTACAGCGGAGCACAGCAACGCGAGGATCACCGCGGTCAGGTCATGTCGGCGCCGTTGTGACGGTGACTCAGACATCAATCAGCCCTTCAGGAACGCGGCAAGGACGATCGCCACGAGGATCGGGAACACGAGCGCCGTCAGCACCGCGAACAGTGCCTGGCGTCGGTTGGTCGCAGCACGGTTGTCCGCCTCGTGCTTCTCCTGCGCGCGCTTGTCACGCTCGGCCTTGAGGTCCGAGGCGAGATCCGTGATGTCCTTCTCGTTCTCGCGGATCCTGAGTTCCATCAATTCCCGCTCGGCCTTCCACACCTCGACGGTGAGGACCTCGCGCCGGAACTGGGCGAAGTCCTTTCGGAACTCGCCGATGAGGCGGGCGACCTCGCCGATGGTTGGTTCGTCAGCCACGTCAGCCCCCAGCGACGCTGTAGGGGCGGACCCGGAGATTTCCGGACCCGCCAGTACGTTCCCCCTGGATCTCGATCAGTACGTAGTCGTCCCAGCCGCCCGGCAATGCGAGCGACCACGCCGCCGCGTACGAGTCGCCGTCGGCGATCGCGGTGGGGGCATGGAGTTCCGTCGAGGTGCCTGAGATCACGGCCCTGACCGAGCCGGTGGTGCCGGCGTCGCAGGTGGCCTGGAACCGGACTTCCCAGGTCGCGTTCTGTCGGCGGCCGGCCAGCGTGAACGCCTCGACCCAGGACGCAGACGTGACCGTGGTGGCGGCGCCGGGGCTGGTCGGTGTGGCCGAGAGCCGCGGTTTCAGGATCCCCGATCCGGCGTCGATGTCGGCGCCGAAGATCAGGTTCCCGAGCGGGTCATGGAGCTGCGTGCTCGGGTCACCGCCCGACGTCGCGAGCAGGGCGCGGAGCCGAGCCATGTCCGACTCGAGCGCCTTCAACCGTTGAGCGATGGTGCGGTTGTCGAGGGGTACCCCCATCAGGCTGCCTCCAGGTACGGGTTCCACAGCACCGGCGTGTAGGTGTCGTTCGGGATGTCCAGGGAGATGCCGATGACGCGGATCGTTTCCTGGTGGCCGTCCGGGTGCCTGGGTGATGGCGGGTCTTCGCCTGGTTTTGGGGCGGACACGAACCAGGTGGCGTTGTCGCCGAGCTCGAGGTCGCGCCGGTACTGCGGCCCGTAGGTGAGGGACACCTTGACCGAGTTGGTGATCTGTCCGCGGGCCCGCCATTTCAGGGCGGCTTGGGCGGCGCCGGTCAGTCCGGCGATGTTGAGGTCGCCGGACGGGGTGACGAGTTGTTCCCACCGTGGCCAGCCCTGTTGGGTGATCGCGGTGTTGTCGCGGGCTGCGGGTGCGGCGCCGCCGGCGGAGTTGAGGGCGATGACGTAGTTGGCGCCGTGGCCTTCGCTGAAGTCGTCGTCGACCTCGTATGAGTTGATGCAGCCGGGGAAGTCGAACCGGGCGTTCGGGGTGCCGGACCAGCCGAGTTGGGTGCGGGCCACGAATACGAGGTCCACCGAGGTGCGGGAGGCGTCGGTCCACTGGGCCTTGATGGTCCACTCGGGGCCGCCGTCCATGGCCGCCAGGTCTTGCAGCGCCTGCAGCACGGTCTTGTTTTCGGTGGCGAGGAACCGGACCGCGCGCAACGTGGGGCAGTCGACGTCGAGGATGAAGTCGAGCCCTTCGGCGGCGGCGTCGCCGAGCAGGTCGGTGATGATCTTCCCGTCGGTCTCCCCGGGCCCGGCGCTGTAGGTGTGGGTGCCGACGTGGCGCCGGTTCAGGTACGACGCGATGGTGGAGCAGTTCAGTTGGGCGTCTGTGGCCGAGCCGGCCTGACGGAGGACGATGATGCCGGCCCACAGGATGTCGCTGGTGGAGTCGCCTTTGTACTCGCGTTCGACGATGACCATGGTGCGGCCCGGGGTGGTGACGCCGATGAAGTCGCCGCACATCTTGAGTGCGTCGTACTGGTCGCAGGCGAACTGTGCGGTCGACACGTCCCCGATCCGTTCCGGCAGTTCCCCGGACGGGCGCAGCGGCAACTGGGCGATCTTGTTGCCGGTGCGCAGGTCGCAAACCCAGTACCGGTAGACCGCGGTCGGCAGCGGCGGTTCCGTTGTCACGGTGTCTCGTTGGCGGGCCGGAACCGCAGGGTGATCGCGAGCGTGTCGCCGGTGTCCGGGACCGGCCCGGCGGGACCGAGCCGCACCCCTGCTTCGGAGACGGCCGCGAACGAGGCGGGCTGGCCGAGGGTGACGGCGTTGCGGGTCAGGCATGCCCCGGCGGACACGTCGTTGAAGGCGGTCCGGCCGACCGATCCGATCGCCCAGTCTGAGGCTGCGGCGACGGGCATGGTCCAGGCCCAGAGTCCGGCGCCGACGACGAACGCGGTGCCGTACGTGTACTTCCAGAACGCGTCGACCATGCCGCCGCTGATGCGGTAGGCGCCTGCCTCGACGCCGTTGCCGCGCTGCGGGTCCTGGGTGGTGCCCGTCCATGACGGGACCCAGTTCGTCCAGACCGACGACATGATGTTGCGCCACGCGGACGAGTGGAACACTTCGAGGACCCCGGTGGACCGGTTGTAGATCACGGCGCCGGGGCGCGGGTTGGACGGCCGGGCGGCGATGTCGAGGATGCCGCCGGCCGCTGCGTAGCCGACCAGGTTCGCGTTCGCTGTGAACGCGGGTGAGGCGCCGCCTGCCGCGGGCACGTTGAAGGTGCCGAGCCGGATCCCGACACCGGTGAACGCCGGGGCCGAGCCGGAGCCGGGGGTGCCGGTGGTGAGGACGATGTCGGCGCCTCGGAGTCCGGAGCCGTCGGCTTCGTGGTCGTAGATCTTGACGTCGAGTGCGTCGATCCGGCTGAGGGTGGCGTGCGCGGCCGCGAGGGTCTTCGACAGTTCGCTCGAGCCGCCGGGGAACGCTGCCCGGTAGACGCCCAGCGACGCCAGCGTCTGCACGACGACGGTCAGCGGGGCGATGGTCACGGAGCTGCCGGTGTTCGTTACGGCGCCGCCGCGGACTCCGCCCATGACGACGTCGGTGGTGTCGCGCAGGAACAGGCTGGTGTCGGTCAGCCGCCACTCGGTCGCGGTCAGCTCGGGGCCGCTAGACCCGGCGTCGTAAGTGATGCCGATGAGGTCACGCATCAGTCTGTTCTCCCTACTGGTACGTGTCGGAAAAGGCGAGGTCTGCGGTGCCGGAGCCGCCGGCTGAGCGGAACGCGATGTTGTTGCCTCCGGGCTCGATCTCCAACGTGCCGCCGCCTCCGGTCGAGACCTTCCCGGTGCGCAGCGCGGTGCCTTGCAGCAGCGCGACGAGCGGGTAGCGGAGGTACAGGACGACGAACTCGCCTGCCGCGAGGGCGTCGTTGTAGGTGACCCACTGGCCGGTGTCGACGTTCCGGATCGTCGGCGACTGCAACGGCCCGGTGAACGTCACGGTGATCGGCGCCGGCATGTTGCCTTCGTTCGGCGCGTAGACGTCGCCCGACAGGGTGGTGCCGGTGAACCGGAGCGGGAACCGGACCGGGAACTGGACGCCACCGGTCGTGGCGGGCAGGCCGAGTGTGATGGTGCGGTCGGTGCCGTAGCGGCGCGGGTCCGGGCATTTCAGTTCGGCTTGCCATGTCGACTGGGTGTCGGTGTCGTCGGCGACGGCCATGTCTCCGGAGCGTTGCGCCTGCACCTTGAGCGGGATCGCGTCGACGACGGTCAGGTCGAACAGGGCGAGGCCGAGTGCCGCGGTGAGGCGATGCTCGGCGTGCTGCCGCAGTTCCCGTGTCGGCGCCTGGATCCGGCCGGTGAGTTGCAGTGTGCGTGCGTTCAGTTTCGGGTTCGGTGCGGGCGATTCGCCGTGGTCTCCTTCGCGGGACTGGCCTGCTGTCTTCGACCCGGGCGACCCCCAGCCGTCGAGGGTGGCGCACGTCATGAGTACCCCGTCTGTGTCGGGGTCGCCGTTGAGGGTGATGCCGTTCGGCAGGTGGAGTTCGGTCTCATCTGGGAACGGCATCGTCAGCTCCTCGCCGCGAACTCGGCCTTCGCGTTGGCGCGAGACGCGATCAGATCGGCCTCAGCCATCGAGACGCCTTGGAAGGTGTTGTACTGGTTCACGACCTTCTGCACGCCCGGCTGCTGCTGGTGCATGACGTACCGGTTCGGTTCGACCCAGCCGCGCTGGACGCCCATGCGCAGCACCTCGGGACCTTCCTCACCGACCACGTAGTCCTTGCCGGGAAGGGTCGAGCCGCCCTTGGCGCGGCGCCCGGTGACCTGTGCGCCGTACTGGGCTGTCGCCGACCCGGCGCCGATCTGGTTCGCCTGGTTCTCGAGAGCCCACTGCGCCTTGTTCAGCGAGTTGATCAGGGCAAGGCCGCCGCTCAGGATCGCCTGCGCGACGTCGGTTCCCCCGGACGCGCCCTTGCCGACGATCTGCTGAATCAGGCCCTCGTCGAGCCCGGCCTTCCGCAGTTTCGTGACCAGCGTGTTGAACTTCGCGAGGTCCGCGCCCTGCGCCTGGAGATCGGACAGGAGTCCCTTGCCGGTCAGTGACTTCTGGAACAGGTCGCCGATGTTCGCGCCCTGCTGCAGGCTGTCGGAGATCTGCTGAGCGAACTGGACCGCGGCCTTCTGCTGCTCGATGAGGGCCTGGATCGACGCCTTGTGCGCCTCGTTCGCTTTCGTGGCCGCGTCGACCTTCACCTTGTATGCCGCGTCGGCCGCGGACGATGCCTTGGTCGCTGCGGTGGCCTTGTTCTTCGCGGCGTACAGCTCGTCCTGGAGCTCGATGAGCTTCTTCTGCTCGGCCGCGACCCGCTTGTCCTCGGCTGCCTGGCCCGCCTTGGTGGTCTGCTTGGGTGCGCGGGCGGCGGCGACGGCGCGCTGCTGCAGCGTGATCGCACGCTGGATCGCGGCGACCTGAGCCTTCGCGGCAGCCTCGGCCTTCTGTGCCTGGAGGGCTGCGTCGCGGGGCGCGATCGTGGCCCGGTTCGCCCGGTTCGCTGCCGCCAACGTGCCGCTGTAGTTGATCCCGGCGAGCGGGTTGAATGGGATGTTCAGCTGGCTCAGGATGTAGCTGATGTCGACGAGCTGCCCGGAGCCGGGCAGGATCCCGCCGGAGGCGAACGACTTCACCATGCTCATGCCGAACTTGTTCGCGACCTGGCCGAGGATCTTCTCTGACCGGTCCCGCTTCGACGGGGCGAGCGGAATGAACGCTTCGCCGCCGGTCTCCTGTTCGGCCCACTGCACCATGCCGCGGCCCTTGCCGGGGGCAATCGTCGCCTGCTGGGGCAGCTTGCCGTCGGCGTAGGACGGGATGACGCCGTACGGGTAGAACCCGCCGTTGGCGTTCACCTTGGGCGCCGGGACCCGGACGCCGACATCCTTGTGCGTCGTGGTCTCGACGAGGTTCTTGTACGTGTTGACGGTGATGGCGACCGTCTTTGATGCGGGCACTCCGGCCAGGGCGTCCTTTGCCGTCTTGATCCCGGCGAGCAGGTTGTCGATCTTGGCTTCGAGCTTCGCGCGCTGCGTCGCGGTTAGCTTCGGGTCCTTCAGCCTTTCCCGGGCGGTTGCAAGCTTGGCCTCGAGGTCGGTGATGTTCGCCTGCAGCCGTGCCGTGCGAGTGACGTTCGGGATCGCGATCAGCGAGGCCGCCATCGCCTCGGCCTCGGCCTTGCCGTAGTGCATCTGCTCGGCCAGCTTGATGAAGCTCCGCTGCGACGCCTCCGCGAACCCGGCAGCCTTGACTGTCCCGTCGCCGCCCTTGAGCATCGCGTCCCGCTGCGCGGTCGCTGCTGCGGCGAGCTGCAGGAGCGCGGTCTTGTTGTCGCGGCCCTTCTGTGTATTGATGTCGTGCGTTGCGCCGTTCGCCTTGATCGCCGCAGTCGTGTCGTCGAGGGCCTGCTGGTAGGAGATCTGCGCACCGGCCAGGGTCTGCAAGATGCCCGACTCGCGGTTCAGCGCGTCGACCGCCTTCTGCGTGGCGGCTGCCTGACGGTCGTACGCGCCCGCGAGCAGAGCCGCAGCAGTGTTCGCCTCGTGGGTTGCGTGGGCGTTGTGTAGCGCAGCGGCAGCGTGGGCCTGATGCTCGGCGGCGGCCTTGGCCAGGCTGTCTGCAAGCTTGCTCGTGGATGCCGCCGACTGGTCCGCCTGCGGGATGTAGATGCCGAGTCTCCCGGCCAGCCAGCGCGTGCCGTCGCCGACGCCGCCGAGCACCTTGGCGAGACCTTCGATCGGGCCAAGCACAAGAAAGACAGCGGCGCGCAGCGTGCCCATCAGGGCAGTGACGGCAGACACCCCACCGGTCCACCGCTTGAACGCCCCGTCGGCGTCGTTCATGATGCTGAGGAACCTGAGAATGTCAGACACCAGGCCGCCGATACCCTTGGCGAAATCCGCGAGTGCAGTCGGGTTCTTCGAGATGCTCGCCGACAGCTTGGTGAGGCTCGACGACAGCTGCGCGAATACGGAGTTCAGCGCCGGGCCGAGCGAGCCGAGGATCTTGGAGAAGGCACCGGCGAGCGGCTGGATCGCGGGCGCGAGCTTCCCGAGGGCCTGACCGAGCTGGTCACCGAAGCCGGACAGGGCGGGGCCTAGGGTCTTGAACGCGGCAGCCAGTTCCGGCTTCAACTTCGCGAAGGTCCGCTCGGCAACGATCGCCATCGCGGAGAGAGTCGTCTCGAACGGCTTCGCGATCGACCGGGTCTGCGCACCGAGGTCAGCGGTCGTCTTCGCCCAGATCGACTTCACGACCTCGGACTTCGCGGCGAACACGAGCCCGAGCGCGCCCAGACCGGCGCCGAACGCGGTCACGACGCCGCCCGCGAGGACAGCACCCACCGGGGCCGCGACCGACACCGCGGCGGCAAGCAGAGCGGCCAGGATAATAGGGCCGATCACCGGGGTCTTCAACAGGCCGGACAGGCCGGACAGGAAGCCGTTATTGAATCCCGCCACGGCTTCCTCGCCGAGTACCTTGATGCCCCCCGACCCGGCGCCGGTGAACCACTTCGCGATGCCCCGGAGGAAGCCCTTGCCGGAGTCGTCTCCGGCCTTCTCGAACTTCTTCACCGCCCGCTCAGCGGAAGCGAGCGACTCCTCGGCGCTGGCCAGCGCAGTGCCGCCCTTGCCCGACTTCTGAGCGTCGGCGAGCCGCAGTTGGGCGACTCGGAGACGGCCGAGGGCGTTCGCGTGGGCGTCGGTGACCTTGGACGCCTTGTCCATGCTCTTCGACATGCTGTCGACCGAGGTGCCAACGTCCTTGGAGGACTTGCTGAGCTTGTCGAGCTCGCTGCTGGCGCCCTTCGCCGAGTTGCCGATCTGCTTGCCTGCGGCATCAGCGGCCGTGCCGGTCTTGGTGAGCTTCGCGGCGGCGGTGTCGGCCTTCGATCCGAGATCGTCGAAGCCTGTCTTCGAGCCGACGGTCGCGAGCTTCTTGTTGGCGCTGTCTGCGGCCCGCTCGAGGCGGTTGACGGCGGCCGGGGCCTTGACGCCGATGTCTGTGACGAAGTCGCCGATGTCGGCCTTGAGGCGGACGGTGACGGTGCGGTCGGTCACAGGGGCTCACCGCCTCTCAGGGCTCGGGGGTGGGTACTGCCGTGGCGCGCCACAACTGGCCGGCGGGCTTGGCCTGTTTGCGGGCCTCGGTGTCGTTGGCGCCGCCGTCTTTCGCCTGGTGGTAGGCGATGGTTTCGCAGCGGTTGCACTCGTCGTGCTTGACGTCCCAGGCGATGTGCGGGTCGGTGGTTTGGTCGAGCGGGCCGCCGCACTGGGGGCACTCGTTCGCCTTCACCTGGGCGAGCGCGACGAGGTGGTCGCGGTCGCGGTCCGTCCACTCTGGTTCGCGGGTGACGATCGTGTGCCCGGTGTAGTTGCCGTCGGCGTCGAAGTGTTCGTGCCGCTCGGCAGGGACGCGGCCGAGCAGCCGACTCAGGGGTACGCCGTGCGCTATCGCCGATTCGACCTGCTGCCGCTTCGCTGGCGATTCTGCGAGTTGGCGTCGGAGAAAGTCGCTGTCCGGTCGTTCACGTTGCCGGCGACCTGGCAGGCGATGACGCGTTCACCGTTCGACATTTCGGCGATGAGGTCGGCGACGTCCATGTCGATCAGGTTGCCGTCGGCGTCCTCGACCTTCTTCGACGCGGACGCCAGCATGAGAGCGTCCGGGAAGGCGTCGCGGTCGTAGTCGGCGAGCTGGTCGAGTTCGTTGCCTTCGCGCGGCGGGTGCTCTTTGAGGACCTCGTCGTAGTCGGCGGCCTTCAACGCGGTGAACGTGATGATCACCGACGCGGCGTCGGCAGCGGCCTCGGCCTTGGCGACTGCCGTCTCGGCGGCCTTGACGGCCTTGGCGAGCGCTGGGTCGACAGCGACCTTGCCGCCTGCGCGCACGTCGGCCGTGGCGTTAGCTTCGCCGGCGGCCTGCTGCGCGGCGGCCAGTTCCTGTTCGGCGTCCGCGAGGTCCATCGAGAGTTCGTCGGACAGGCAGATCGCCATGCGGCGCGACGCGCGGCCCTTCGTGGACTTCTTGCGGTCCTGCAGCAGCGCGAGCAGCTGCTCCTGGCGTTGGCCCTGATCGGTTTCGGGCATGGGTGTACTCCTGGGCTTGGTGGGCTTGGTGTGTGGGCTCGGTGAGGTGTGGAGGGCAGGCGGCCCAAGCCCGGTACCGCCTGCCCCGTGCAGGGGCTACGAGACGACGGCGATGTTCCGCTGAACGACGCCGGTCACGGCCACGGGCTGCGTCACCGTGATCTTCGCGAACTCGTCGTTGCCGGCGAGCGGCGTCTTGCCCTGGATGCCGAACACGATCGGCCAGATGTCGACCTTCTGCGCCGCGACGAAGTCGATCGTCTCCGCGTCGAGGCCGTACCGGACGACGAGGAACCCGCCGACACCGGACTGGAACAGCTCGTACGCCTTGTTCGTCACGGCCGCGGTCGCGGCCTGCGGGTCGACGATGTAGACGATGTCGTCGATCGCGGGGTTCTCACGACCCAGCGTCTGGAACGTCTGCTTCGACCCGACCCGGCGGTCGTCGCCGCGGTTCTGGTTCGAGTTCGGCTTGAAGTTGCCCTCGGTCAGGAAGAACGAGATGTCGAGGCAGCCGGTCGCGGTGAGGTCGGCGACGGGCGGCGCGGTGACGGAGGTCAGGGTCGGGCAGTAGGCCACCTTGAGGTTGCCTTCGGCCTTGACGCCCGGGGGAATTGTGACAGCCATGGGTCAGTGCTCCTCGGTGGTGACCGTGAGGTCAGGGTTGGTGTCGACCGGCGCTTCGGCCGGACGGTTCAGGGCGGGCTTGGCGGGCAGGAGGTCGCCGCGTTCGTCGACGGCCGGCTCGTCGAGGACGGTCTCGCCTTCACTCCGGGAGTAAGTCGAGTACTCGTGGCCGGTGGCGTCGTCCCGGACGCGTTGCGGTTCAGGCATGGTGGGGCTCCTCAGATGTGGAGGCGGTACATGATCAGCCCGGAGGTCCGGGACGGGGTCACGTTCGTTTCGGTGCGGAACGTGACGTCGGCGAGGGCTTCCTTGAGGCGTGCGCCGCCGGTCGGCCGGGCGCCGGTCAGGGCCGCGCGGATCTTGTCGAGCGCCCACAGGGCACGGGTCTTGTCGCCGCCGACGATGAGGATCCGGGCAGTCCAGACCACGTCGGTGGGGACATGGTTGAGGCGGTCGCTGATCGCCTGCCCGCCGTCGGGGAAGTACACGGCGTAGGGGTGGACGCGGCCGTCCGGGTCGAGAGGCGGATCCTTGGGAAGCTCGGTGTCGAACGTGTTGAGGTGTTCGATGGCCTGCAGCAGCGCGTATGTGGCTTCGTCGACCGGGGTGACCGCGGGCAGGGCGGTCACAGGATCGACTCCGCGACCTTGCCGAGCGCGGCCTCGAACGTCGACTCGTGCGTGTCGGCGGCGGGACCCATGTACGGCTGCGGCCGGTTCCGTTGGGTGCCGTCGTCGTTGTGGGTGCCGTCCTCGACGTACCTGCCGTAGGACGCCGTGGGGCCGATCTCTGCTTCGAGGCCGTGCACGTCCGTGGAGATGGAGCCCTTCAGGGTGCCGGTTTCGACCGGCACGAAAATCTTCGCGGTGGCTTCGATGTCGTGCGCGGTCTTCGAGACGACGAGCGGCGCGGCCTTCTCGACCTTCGCGGCGCCGGCCCCGAGGTCATGCTCGAGGCCGCGGAGTTCGGAGACGTCGAGGTGCATCAGGTCGCCTCCAGGTTGTCGGTGCAGATGGCGGTCCGGTCGAACAGCAGCGACCCGCGTTGGATGTCGATGACGCGCAGTTCGCGGCCGACGAGGGTCGGGTCACTGCTCGCGTTGACGGTTCCGACGTCGTACTTCGCGAGGTCCATCTCGACGGGCCCGGACACCTGGTAGCGGTGGGTGGTGATCTGCTCGGCTGCCGCTACCGCAGTAGGGGCGTTGCCTCGCTCGTGGTTCTGGAGACGGACCGGGCCTGAGTAGACGGTGATGCGCGGCTGGCTGGTCGACCCGGTGGCCGGGTCGTGGACGGGTGCGCCGTTGGCTCGGGTGAACGTGATCGTCGCCGTCCACGTCGTCTCCAGCACGGGCCGGTGGTGTGCTTCCCATCTGGCCGGGACGACAGGCGTGCGGGGGCGTGGCATCAGAACCACCAGCCGGGTCGGTGCGGGTACGGCTCGTACTCGGCGATCTCGAACCCGGTGTCGGTGCCTTCTTCGCCGTCGTCGGCCTGCCTGCGCAACTCGGTGGCCTGCGCACGGAGCGCGGCGGCGACCGCGGGCCCGTCGGTTTGGAGGTCCTGGGTGCGGATCTTCTTCGACACCATGGCCTCGTTGGACGCGATCGTGTCCAGGGCCTGTGCCGCGGACCTGCGTACCGACTGGGCGTTGAGGGTGAGGAAGTCTTCGATCTCGCTGGTGGAGAAGAACCTGTTGCCCGGGTCGGTGTCGGAGATCAGCAGCCGCACCTGCCGCTGCTCCGGGGTCGGTGGCGGCGGCGGTTCGGCTTCGAACGTGTCGACTTGGGAGCCGGCGCCTGTGCCGGTGGTGGTCCAGGTGACGTACCAGACCCCCGGGACGCTGATCGGGGTCTGCACGGTCCAGGTCGCTCCCCCATCTGCGCTGACCGGGGTCGGGGTGGTTTCGGTGCCGTCCGGTGCCCGTACCACGGCGGTCGCGCCGGTGGTGCCGTCGAACGGGGCGACAGTGAGCGTAGAGATGGCGATGTCGCCGACGTCATACGCCATGGGTGGCCTCCAGACGGCTCGATGGTGCGTTGGTCGCGGCGAGTACGGCGGATGGCGTGTTGGTTGCGGTGAGCATCGGCTCGTGGGCCGGGCCGCCCGATGACGGCGAGGCAAGCCGGAGCGTCCCGGCACCAGACAACGCGAGCCGGGCGGCGACGCCTGGGCTGCCCGCCGCGGTGAGGGCGCCTGCACCGGTGAACGCGACCTGGCCGGTCGCGGACGGTTCGCCGGTCGGGGCGAGCCCACCGGAGCCAGTGAGTGCCGTACCGCCTTGCGCAGCGGGCTTTCCAGCTGCGGTGAGGGTGCCGCTGCCGGTGAGTGCGAGGCTGCCGGAGTGTGTCTCGGGGGGTGTGCCTAGCGAGAAGTCGAACCCAGGCGGATCGTCGCCGGTGATGACGGTCGTACCGGTGACGGAGGTCTGGTCGGCTGTGCCTGCGGTGGACAGGTCAGCGACCGGGGTTGCCGTGGTTGCCTGGTCGAACAGCCAGAACGCGGACGGGTTCGCGGTCGCCCAATTGGCGGCGGCGTCTTTCAGTCCGGCGGCTTCGATCGCAGCGTCGCCGGTGGTGTCCGAGGCCCAAGGGAGACTGTTCGACCACAGCGCGCGGGCAGCGACCCGGCCGCCGAAGAAGTCGCTGCTGCCCTGGAACGAGAACCGGACCTGGCCGCCGGCACCGGGAGCAACGCCGTCTCCGGCCGGTCCGGAACCGTCGTGATGCGCCCATGTGCCGGTCGTGTAGTTGTACATCGACAGGCGCGGAACGGCCGACCCGGTCGCCTTCCGGGCCACGACCAGCAGCCACGGACCAACAGACGGGGAAGGCCCCGACGTCCCCCAGTTGGCTGCCCCGGATTGGTAGTTGACCTCCCACGCGCCGAAGTTGGTCAGTCCGATCGGCTCGGACACCCACCCGTTCGACGCGTTGTGGACCATGCAGAAGTAGTGGAAGCCGGACAGCGTGGAGAACTTGATCAGGGCTGCAGCGGTGCCATACACCATGCCTGAGGCGGCTCCGACGCCTGTGACTAGTTCGTCGCTGGTGCCGTTGAATTCGCGGACGGTCATGGGGGACCTCCGCGGGTCAGGACTGCGTGTAGGAGAGGTTCAGCGTGTACTGGCCCTGCGTGGCGAACGGCTGCGATGCGACGGCGCCACCGTCCAGGTAGGTGCCTGCGGTGAGCGCGGTGTGTACGCCAGCGCCCGCGACCGTCACGCCGGCCGGGACGTCGAACACGACCTGGCCATACATCACACCGGGCAGCGCGGGCTGTGAAGCACCCAGCGGTCCGACGGTGTTCGGCGCGGTCCAGGTGATCGACTTCCGGGCGTAGGCAGGCGAGCCCCCAGTGACCTCGGTACCCGCAGTGGCACCGGGCACGGTGGTGTACAGCGCGGCGTGAGTGGCGTTCCCGGCCGCGCCATAGGCGGTCGCGAGGGCGTTCTTCATCGCCGTGGTCTGGATCGACATGTTGTTGCTCCTCGCGGCGCGAGTAGTTCAGGGGGGAGGGTGTGCGGGGCGCAGGTCGCGCGTGCAGGGAGAAAGGAGGGGGCTCGACGCAGCCCAGCCGTTAGCCTGGCCAGGGACTCCCCAGAACGCCTTCCCGCCGATCTGCAGTCGTAGCGGTCGCGTCGATTCCGGCGGGTTGACGCCCCGACACACCTACTGGCCGGTGACCCGCTTCCGGGTCGAGGCCTTCTTCACCGGCGCCTTCTTGACGGTCGCCTTCTGCTCCGGCTCCCCAGCGGCCGGAGCATCCGCGGGCTGTGCCTGAGGGGAGTTCCCCAGCAAGCCGATGACCACATCGAGCTTGCCGGAGATCTCCTCCAGGAACAGATCCGTTGCCGTGACGGCGCGCGGCATCAGGTCGTCGGCGCCGACGCGTAGGCCGCGATCGGGTCGAGGGTGGTGCCGCCGGTGACGTGACGGATCCGGTACTGGATGTCGTCGTTGTCGAACGACCCCTCCTCGGCCGGGACGTTGCCGCCACCGACACGCATGCCACCATCGGCCTTGACCCGCAGGTCCGGGGTCTCGTGACCCCGCAGGAAGCCCATCACCAGCGCCGGGCGCGGCGTCGACGGCGCCGGGAACAGGTACCAGGTCTTGCCGGCGTGGCCGGAGGTGTCGATGATCGGCAGCCACGGGTTGGACACGATCGTGACCTTCCCCGCCAGCCAGTTCGTGACCTCGATGTCGCGCGCCCCGGAGGCGGACGACGCGTCGTTGCGCAGCCGGATCAGCGTCGCGTTGACGATGTTGTGCGCGTAGACCTCGAGCGCGGGCGGCACGACCAGCACGAACGCGCTGATCATGATCGGCCGGCCGTCGGAGTCATGCCGGGTCGCGACTGTGGTCAGCGCCGCCGACAGCGTGTCAATCGTGAGCGCCACAGTGTCGACCGCGCCGCCCGACGCGGTGAAGAACGCCGACACCGGGCCGGTCGCGGACGCGTAGAGCCGGGTGGCGAGCTTGTCCTCGGTGTCACGCGCGGCCTGCGCGAGACGCTGCGGAGCCGACTGGAACGCGCCGAGGTCGTCGTTGATGATCATCTCCCACGTCAGCGGGAGACGCGCACCGAACTTGCCGACGGTCAGCGTGTACTTGTTGTCGGTCAGCGCACGCGCCTTGTACTCGGCGCCCTCGCCGACCGGGTCGAGCTCGGCGCGGCCACCGAGCAGGTCCAGCCACTTCTTCGACCGGAAGTCGTTGACCTGGGCACGGGTCGCGAAACCCTGCCACACCGGGGCGATCTGGTCGTACTGAGCCATCAGCTCCCGGTCGAGGACGTCACCGAACAGGTTCGGGAAGTCGCTCGTGGAGAGCAGTTCCTCGACCTGCAGCTTCGCGCGGCGATTGCCGGCGAACACCTGGCCGACGAGCGCCGCTGCCTCCGCGAGACGAGCGAGGTACCGCGGGTCGTTGCTCCGGCGCCGCGACGGGAGCGCCGTGGCCTCTGCGACAGCGAGGTCGCCAGTGAGAAAGTCCGTGGACATGTTCTGATCTCCGATCAGGCGGGGACGTCGCTGGCGACAGCGAACTGAGCGAGGCGGACAGGGATGACGCCGGCGCCGGCGCCCTTGATGGCGAGGGCGTGGCCGAACAGCTGGATGCCCGCGCCCGGGGCGATGCCCAGGGTGTAGTCGGAGCTCTTGATGTAGATCGGCATGCCGACCGTGACCGCACCGGCGCCTACCGACACGTTGTAGACGCCCTCTGTGGTGACGGTCGCGTTGCCGTTCGCGTCACGCGAGGTGGTCGCGACGCCCGGGATCATGCCGACGATCACCGGCGAACCGGAGACCGTGCCAGCGATGACGGGCAGGGTGAGGTCTTCGCCCTCGTCGAACACTTCATTCGTGGCCATGATTGTTTCTCCTTACCTGGATTAGATGAGGGCTCGGACGGCCAGACGAAGGCTGGCGTTGGCGGTGTCGCCGTCAGCTCGGACACGGAAGTACCGCGCTCCGAGAGGCTGCTCGGAGAGTCCGCCGATGCTGGATCCCAGGACCGCCTCCAGCCCCTCGTAGAGGACGTTGGTCTGATCGCTGGAGTGATCGACGTACAAGACCCCGGCACTCGCACACCGGAAGGTGACGCGGATCTTGTCGACACCAGCCGAGTCGATCCAAGGCCCGATGTAGCCACCGGAGCCGTCGAGCGTCGTGTCGACTTCGCTGAGAAGGTCAACTCTCTGGGACATCGGCGGTCAGGCCCCCTTCACGGTGCGGCCGAACGCGCCGGCGATGATGTTGTCGACCTGGCCCTCGGTGACCTGGGCGCCGCCCTCGGTCTGGCCGAGGCCCTGGACGGAGCCGCCGCGGTTCTTGATCACGGTGGCGAGGTAGGTCTCCTCGGCCTGCTGCGCCTCGGTGACCCGCTTGCCGAACGCCTCGGTGTCGAGACGCCGATCCGCTGCCTTCTCGGCCTCGGTCAGCGGCAGCTCCCGCATCGCCTCGGCGACGATCCGGTCGACCGCAGCCGGGTCGAGCTCGGAGTTGGCCTCACGGACCTGCTTCGCGCCGAAGTCACGCGCGTAGTCGCGGGCCTTCTCGACGGCGAGTGCCTGCTCGGCGGCGTTCGCGCGCTCGGTCTCGGAAGCCAGCTTGGCTTCGAGCACGGGCACCCGGCCGGCCTTCTCCTCGAGCTCGCGCCGCTCCGACTCCTGAATGGAGGTCGTGGCGCCCTCGTTCTCGGGCATGGTGTTCTCCCTGGTGGTTGTGGACTGCCCGGCCGGGTGGGTGACCGGGACGACTGGAGGTGCGGATTCCGTGGTTGCCACGGGCACGTAGGTGGTGCGGCGGGTGACCTCGACGCGGTCGCCGGTGAGCTCGACTTCGCCGGAGTCGGCGACCGTGTACGCCTGCTCGTAGGTCGTGCACACGCCGTCGGCGGACAGCTCGAAGTAGGCGAGCTTCGCGTCGGGGTCGAAGTCGCGGACCCACGCGTAGGTGTCGTTCGCCGAGTCGGCGTACGCCTGGCTGACCGCGTTGTCGAGCGCCTGCTCGGTGTCGGCGGTGGCGGCCTCGCGCGCCGGGCGGGACTCCTCGGCGGCCATGGCGAGCGCGTCGGGTTCGGCCCACAGGTCCCGCGTGTACAGCTGCGGCGCGGACTTCTCCAGGTCAGCGACGAACGCCTGCAACGCGTCGCCGACAGCGGACGACAGCGCGATGCGTTCCTCGCGGGTCAGCCGGCCGTCGCCGAACATGTTGTCGGCGAGCTGGGTGAGTTCGAGGTGGATCCGCGACTCGATCCACTGGCCGATGTTGCGGGCCTCACGGATCTTCGCGATCGCCGACTCACGCAGGAACGCGGCGGGCACGTCCTGGTCCTGGGCGGCGCGGGCGGACTCCAGCACCATGCCGCCGCGTCCTGCGTGGGTGACGAAGTCGACGCTGTTGAACGTGTCGGGGAAGATCTCCTGGACGATCGCGCCCTTGCGGCCTTCGGCCTCACCGATGCCGATGTCGGCCGCGGCACGTACGGAGACGCCGACAGCCTTCCGGAATGCTTCGTCTGCGAGGACGGTCTTGCCGAGCCCGACCGGTGTGACGCGGGCAACGAGCGATCCGCGCGCCGAGTCCCAGCGGGCATCCTCAGCGAGGGTCGCGGCCAGGTCCTTCACGGACCGCTCCGGCCGATCGACACCCTCGGACGCGGACGGGTGATCGAAGTAGAGATGGGTACCCGCGGGCCACACCTTCGCCTTGCCGGCGGCCTCGAGCACTGCGGACGAGTAGTAGCCGGACGAGCCCCAGCCGGGCGAGATGACCTGGACGAGGAACGATCCGTCCTTGCTGGCTTCGAGGATCTTGGTTTGGGCTCCGGCCTCGGTGAGGTTCTGGCGAGCCATGCGGACCTCCCTGAGGTCGGGGTTCAGGCGGACTTCGGGACAGGTGAGGTGACGTACGAGTCGCGCCACCCGTCGTTGGAGCGGCGCGCGGCCCAGGCGGACATGGGGTAGTCGCCGCGGAGGTAGGCGGCGTACCGGGCCGGGCCGAGGATGCTGCGCTGGGTGGCTTCGTCGCGGGAGTCGAACCACGCTTGCGACCCGGTGGCTGCTGGTGCTGGTTCGTCGAGGTCGATGCCGAGGTCTGCCCAGCTCTTGGTGAGCGGGACCCTGCTGCAGCGGCAGTTCTGGTGGCCGAGCGGACCCGGCTCGTCGAGCGGGTGCTCGGTGCCGTTCATCGCGAGGCAGGCGGGGCAGGTGCGGTCGCTGGTTGCCGCGAGCCACATCCAGCCGCGCAGCACGTCGGCGTTCTCGTTCTGCGCGACGGCCGCCGCTGCACGGTGAGCGTCGAGGGTTTCGGTGCGGGCGATCGTCATGGCCCTGGCGAGGCCGCCGTTGAAGTCGCCTTCGGTGCGCTTCACGATGTCCCGCGCGGTGGTCTTCGGGTTCGCGCCGGTCGCCAGCCCGCGGACGAGCCCGGTGCGGATCGCTGCATCAGCGGACGGGGAGATCGGCCACATCTGCGACGTGATCTGCTCCGTGGACCGTTGCACGATCGCGTCCAGTTGCCGTCGGTCGACCAGGCCGGACAGGTTGACCCGCTCGGCCTTGGGCAGCTGCGACGCGGCCACGGCCTGTTGAGCTTCGGCAGCCTGGGTCACGACCTGCAGCAGGTCGCCGGCGACCCGGATACCTGCGTCTTCGGTGAGCTGCGTCAACGCTCGGGCGATCGTGTCGAGCGCGATCAGCAGCCGACGCGAGCGGAGGATCGTGGCGCGGGACAGGATGGCGCCCGCGGCGTTCCCGACGAGCTCGTTGATCGCAGCGTCGTAGTCGCCCGCGACCGTGTCCCAGGCGTTCACCCAGGCGGCGGTGAGTTCCCGGTCGTGGGTGTCGGTGATCTTGAGCAGGTCAGCGCGGACGCGGCGCGCAAGGCGCAGCGTCGTCTTGGTGACGGCCACTAGATCCAGCCAGCGGCGCGCGCCGTGTTCTCCAGGATCGAGGCGAGTTGGTCGGACAGCCCGAAGCGCTCACGCTGGATCCGCAGCGACACCGCGAGATCGCCGTCGGCATGCCGCTCGGACGCAGCCTTCCAGTCGGCGAGCATCTCGACCAGGTCGACCAGCGTCATCCCGGCGACACCGTCTTCGAAGTGTTCGGGGTGGTGCCGGTTGTTGGCGTAGTGGTGGTCGAGTGCCACCCTCATCTCGGCGAGGAAGCCCTTGTACTCATCCGACCCGTAGGTGCTGGTCTTCAGCTTCGGGCCGTACTCGTCGAAGATCGCCTTCTCCGGATCCTCGAGCTTCGACGCGTCGTGCTTGGTGATCCGGTCGTGCACGCTGGCGACCATCTGCAGGAGCAGTTCATCGACGCGCCGCGAGTGGCGCAGGGTGTCGACCGTCGAGTCGATCGGGGCGACCATGTCAGGCTCCTTCGCCAGGCGGCGGCGTGGGTGCTGGCTCGCCGGGGTTGAGGACCGGATCCTGCCCGTTGCGGAACCGGTCGACCACGACTTGCCCGGCGTTAATCCCGGGGTCGATGAAGTTGCCGTCCGCATCGGTCATCTCGTCGAGGACCTCGTCGATGTTGTCGACCTTCAACGCGGTCAGCAGCAGCCGCAGCGTCACGAGCGGAGGCATCACCGTCGTGCCGTCAGCGGCGACGATCGCGGTCACGAGCTCACCGACCGGGACCGAGTCGAACTCCGGCCAAGTGATGTCGATGCTGCGGTCGTCGTTGTCGGGCAGTTCACGGATGACGCGGTCGCCGGTGCGGGTGACCTTGCCCTTCAACGGGCCCTTGGGTGCCTGGATCGCCCAGTCGATGACGTGGTTCAACACGTCGAGCATGAACTCGGCCCACAGGTCGCGGCGCAGCGAGAACGTCAACTGGGTCGGCTCATCCAGCGTCTCCGCGACCGCGCGGGCGCCGTTCATGCCGGGGTCGCCGAGCAGCATCGTCACCGGTACGTCGAGCGCGGCGGCTGTGAGTGCGGCGAGTGGCCGGCCGGAGTCGGCGTCGATGGTGGCGCCGGTCTTCGGGATCGCCTCAAGGCTGGTGTTGGGGTCGGTGACGACGGTCGCGCCTGCGCCGGCCGGGTTTCCGCCACGCAGCACGTCGGTCGTCGGCGCGGCAGCGGTCTTCGCAGCGACAGCTTTGGCTCGGTCGCCGCGGGTCTTGGTCTGCCACGCGAACCGGGCCAACGACTTCATCAGCACGGACCACTGCTCGAGGAACTCCTTGTACGCGCGGGCCCATGCGACGGCAGCGAACGAGTCCGGGACGCCGCGCACAGCGCGGGTCGGACGGTTCACGGTCACCATGCGCACAGGCACGTTCCACAGCACCGGGTGGCCGTCCAGCGTGCTGGGCTTGGCGCGGGGTTCGTAGCCGAGGGCCGGGTAGTACACGGTCCGCAGCCGCTGCAGGATCTGGCCGCCGACAGGGATCCGTTCGGTCCATTCGCGCCGGTAGTACCAGTGCGTGACCTGATCCTCGGGGTCGGTGATCACGTCAGTGATCTCCTCCACCGGGACCCACCGCAACTGCACGGTGCCGTCGAGCGGGTCCGTGAACAGCGCCGCAGCGAGCTCGCCGTCGGTGTAGGCGGCCTGCTCCATCTCCTCGCGGGCCTGCGACCCGGAGAACGTGGCCTTGTTCGCCTTGTCGTCCAGGAACGCCTGCACGACAGCGTTGACGTCCTGGCCCTTGTCGGACTGGTCCCGGACCGTGATGTCGACACCCTGGCCCCAGATGTACGCCTTGCGCAGCGACAGGCCCCGCTTCATCAGCGGGTTCATGATCGCCATCACGCGGCACAGGTCCCGGATCCGTTTCCGGCCGGCCGGCGACAGTTCGTACTGGGCCTGCGTTGTCAGCTGCAGCCAGCCGCGGTCGTCGAACGCGAGCTGAATGTCTGCGAGGGACTCCGACAGGATCTCGACCTGGTTCGTGGACGCCTCCAGCTGCTCGAGCAGGTGCGTTTCGCGCAGGGTCGCGACCTCGGTGAGGTGGTCGTCGAGGGTGGGCTGTGTCCAGTCGGCCATGCGGGTCACCTCCTCAGTACGGGCTGATGGCGTATCCGGCTGCGTCGAGTTCGTCGAACTCGTCGGGTTCGATCAGGGCGCCGTCGAGCAGAGGCGCGAGGATCAGCCGGTTGAGTGCTTGGGAGAGGCCGTCGACCTGGTCGTCGTGGGCGCCGGTGGGGAACGCCGCGGCTTCTTCGATCAGGTCACCGACCCAGGGCGCGATCTCGGGTGACGGGAGCCACACGTTGCCTGCCTCAACCAGCGGGGTGACGGCGGCGGCGCGGGCTTCCTTCGATCCGTGCGGCTCCTCCGGGACGATGCCGGGCACGATGCGGCGTAGCGCGTTGATGACCGCGGTGCCGTTGGCCTTGTCCTCGACGAGCTTCAACGTGGCCTGAGGCCACTTCGCGGAGAACTCACGGAACCGGGCGCACGTCGTAACGAAGTCCATGCGGCCCCGGACCTGGTCGAGCAGGAACGCGTCCGCTCCTCTGCGCATCCACACCTGCCCGACAACGAAGTCGCTCGAGGCCGTGTCTTTGAACGTCATGTCCCAGGACGCGATGATCTCGTCGAAGTGGGTGACGACACAGGAGCCGTCGTCGCGTTCGAGCCACGGCGGAACGTCGTACTCGCGCCAGTGGTCCCGCTTGAACATGCCGCCCTCGGCCGGTGACGGCCTGCCTTGGTAGAGGGCGTTCCAGGTGCGGGCGCCGGCGCGGACCTTGATCGCTTCCCACTGGGCGGTCGTCCGGCCGCGCGCCGAGATCATGAACTCGCCCGGCTCACGGCCGAGCGGGTCCGTCTCACCCTTCGCTGGGTCGTGGTCGGCCTGCGCGGGGATGTTGATGACCTTCCACAGGTGGCCATCCTCAGCAGCGAGGAGGCGGCCGGCGAGATCGTCCTCATGCCAGCGGGTCAGGATCAAGAGCACCGATGCGCCGGGCGCGAGACGCGTCGAGGCTGCGTCGGTCCACCAGTCCCACACGTTCTGCCGGATCAACGCCGAGTCGGCCTCTTTGCGGTCCTTGATCGGGTCATCAATGATCAGCAGATCCGCAGGGCGGCCGGTCAGACCGGCGCCGATGCCGACCGAGAGGACACCGCCACGGTGGCCGGCGATCTCCCACTCATGCTTCGCGCCGTTGTCGGCCGCGATCGACAGGCCAAGGCCCGGGTGGTCGCTGATGTTGCGTCGGAGCGCGAGACCGTTGCGGTTCGCAAGGGTCTGGCCGTACGAGGCGGTGACGATCCGCGTCTCCGGGTCCTCTTGCAGAACCCAGGTCGGGAAGTCCTTCGCGCCCCTCGTCGACTTCCCCTCCTGCGGACTCATCGAGCAAATGAGCCGACCATCCGGGGTGTTCGCGAGCTCTACGAGTGCGTCGTCGATCTGCTCGTGCGCGGGCGTCTGCTTCGTGCGCGGGTCGAGCGCCTGGGCAAGTTCGCCGGGTGTGGCGTACTTGCGTTCGGGGTTCTCGAACAGTCGGGCGGCGTACTCGAACGGCGAGAGGGCGGCCATTCGGTCACCCCCGTTCTAGACCCATGCGCTGGACTTGCGGACCATCCACTGCGCCGGCACCCACGCGTCGCTTTTCCTCACGAACAGGTCGTGTGGCTTGATGGTGATCTGCACGGTGTCTTCGCTCGAGAGCGTTGATCCGTCGCCGACCTTCAGGCCGAACACGAGCGTCGCGCCGGCGATGTCGGCCGGTGCGGTGAACGTGGGCTGCGCTGCCGACGTGGACGACAAGGTGACGGCGGGTCCGGAGATCTGCTCCCACTGGTACACGGACGGGCTGCCGGTGGAGGCTGTGCCGTCGAGGGTGACCGTGGCGAACGGGACGATGTCGGTCTGGTCGGGGCCTGCGTTCGCGGTGCCGGCGAACGCGGTCGAGTAGGTGACCGAGACCTGCGCGGCGTCCGCTGGCACGTTGTCGTAGGACCGGAACGACACCGCGTTCGCTGCAACGAACGCGTCACCGCGAGGCACGGTGAACACCAGGACGATCGCCTCACCGGAGCCCCATGTGCCCTGGTTGACGATCTCCTGAATGATCGTCTTCAGGTCCGGGGTCTGGTACGACGTACCCGCAACCCACGCCGACGGCGTCCAGGCGACTGACGCGGTGGTGAGGGTGAGCGCGTTCGCCGCTGCCCGTGTGGCGGGTGCGGCAGGGTTGTCGCCCTTCACGCCGTAGATCGTCAACGCCGGGATCGTGCCGGACAGTCCGACGGCTTTCAGGGTCGCGTGCGCCTCGGTGATGGCCGCACCGACCGGGATCGTGAGGCCGGCGATGCGGGCGAGACCCCAACGGTTGAAGTCGGTGCTGCTCGAGTCGCCGATCAGGATCGACACGGAGGTGGTGGAGAACGCGCCGGTGCCTTCGTTGTGCCAGGAGAGGTCGTCTCCGCCTGCTGCGACTTGGGCTGTGACGGTGGTCGTCATGTCAGCTCCAGGCGGCTTGCAGGTTGGCTGACAGGGCCGGGTCGGTCTCGTAGGCGTTGCAGGAGATCTGGCCGGTCGTGTTGCCTGCCTGGTCGGGGCTGGTCTCGACGAACAGCAGCACCGGCGAGGACGGGGTCCAGCCGGGCAGTGAGGCGAGCTCTTGCAGGATCGCGCTGATGTCCGGGCTGGCCTGCCAGGTGCCGTTGGGCCAGGTGGTGGGCTGCCAGTCGACCTTGGCGGTGGTCAGGTTCGCGAGGTGCGACGTGACGAGGTTCGTTTTCGACGTCGGCACGGTCGCGGCGATGGTCTTCTCGGCGGAGATCCGCAGCTTCGGGATGACGGTCCCGGACAGGCCGGTCGCGTACAGGTACAGCCGTGCCCCTGCCGCCACTACCGCACCGCCAGGCATCGACGGGGCGAACAGGAACACTCCCCCGCGGTCGGCGTCGTCTGTCACGGCCGCGTTGTCGCCGAGGAAGATCTTCGTGCCGGTCTGCGACCAGAACCCGGCGTTCGTGTTGTGCCAGTTCTGGTCGCTGCTGCCGGCCGTGACCTGCCAGCCTGGCCGAGGCGCGACGAGCTGCTGCCCGGTGGCTTCCTGGCCGGCCGACCGCCAGTTGTCCCAGGTGCGGTACCCGGAGTTCCACGCGTACTGGGCCCGGGTGGTGGCTGCGACCCGGTACGTGTTGGCGTCGAACCGGTTGTTCTTCCGGGAGTCGAAGTACTGCGTCGGGTCGATCCCGCTGGACCCCATGAGGGTTCCGAGGCCGGAGACGCCTTCGCCGAACTGGTTGCCGGACGTGTACAGGTTCCCGGTCTTCCCAGTGAGGGTGACCGGGGTCATGGTGACGTCGTTGTCGTGCACGTAGAGGTTGACCAGGTCCCGGTTCGGGTGGGTCGAGTCGGCGCGCGGACGGAACTGGGCAAAGATGCCGTTCTGGTTCGGGCCGAGCGTGTTGCCGGTGACCTCGACGTCGCGGGACGTGTTGATGTTGATGCCCGCAGTGCCGAACCCGGAGTAGCCGGTGAACGAGGCACCCTCCGGTGCATGGTCGGCGGCGAACTGGAACCCGCACCCGGTGATCGTGTTGCCGGAGATCTCGCAGTCGTAGGAGATCTCGTACCGGATGCCGTCCGCGTAGCAGTTCTCGACCCGGTTGCCGCGGATGTACACCTTGCCGGTGGCACCGTTCTCGATGTCGCCCCAGATCCCGAGGCCGCGGGAGTCGTGACAGTAGTTGTCCTCGACCGTGACCGAACTCGAGTTGGTGAACTTGATGTCGCCGGATTCCCAGTCGTCCGGACGGTACCCGTCGGTGTTGTTGTTGTGCAGGTGGTTCACCGCGACGCGGGCGCCGTCGGAGGCGTGGACGCCGATGCCGAGCTGCCCGCAGTGGTGCACGTGGTTGTCGTGCACGTAGCCGTTGGTGGCGCCGTCGAGGAATATCCCGATCGCGTGCGTGTCGGTGATCTCGCAGTGGTCGACCTCGACACCGGAGCCTTGCAGGCTGATCGTGCCGAGCTGCGACGGCGGCGCGTAGTGCTGCACCTTGATCCCGGTGATGCGGATGTTCGCCGCGTTGCTGTTGATCGCGTACGTCTTGGACGCCATCACAATGGTGTGCCCGGCGGGGTCGAAGCCGAGGTAGACGCGGCCCGCGGCGTAGTCCTGGTAGAACCCGGTCGCGTCGACCAGGTCCGTGAGGGCCATGACGCGGGTCAGGTGGACGCTGTCGGACCAGACCTGCTCGCGTTTGCGGCACGGGTTCGTGTCGGACAGCTCGCACTGCACGCTGGTGGATTCGGTGTAGCTCGGCAGGGTCGCGGTGGCGTACCAGTGGCCGGAGCCGTCGCTCGTCCAGGAGGTGAGCGTGGTGCCGCCGTCCCAGATCGTGCCGGTCTGCCCGACCAGGACCTGCCCTGTCTTCGGGGCGAGCGAGTCGGGGCGATGCGTGCCGGGCTTGAACAGGATCGACGCGCCGGCCGGTGCCGTGTTGAGCACGGTCTGTGGGTTGTCGCCGGGGTTGACGACGTACGTGTAGCCGCTACCGGGGTCGACGGGCGTGTAGCTGGGGCGGGTCCATACGCCGCCCTTGCGGACGAGCGCGTAGCTCACGACGCCTCAACGATCCAGACGTCTCGTTCCTGCGCCGCTGCTGCCGGGTCGTTCGCGGAGGTGGAGAAGAACACGCGCCGAAGACGGGTGTCCGGGGTGGCGTCGAACGAGGACGTGCCCGCGTTGTAGTCGCAGGCGATGAGGACCTTCGCGGCGAGGATGGCCTGTGTCTGGCTCGAGGTCAAGGGGATCGATGCGACGTAGTCGACGAGGTCGACTTTTCGGCCGCTGGTGGCGACAACAGCCAGGCCGGACACGTCACCGGGTGCGCCCTTGAGCGAGGCGAGGAAGTCAGCCTGCGTGCCGGTGTTGCCCGCGTCGAGCCACACCTGGTACGCCGACTCCCCTGCCGCACCGGTAGAGCCTGTAGCTCCTGCCGCGCCGGTCGCGCCAGTGGCTCCCGTGTCACCCTTCGCACCGGGCAGTGGAACCACACCAGCGCCTGCGGGGATGGGGTCGAGGGTGCCGAGCTGCAGTGCGCCGGAGCCGCGTGGGATGGGCACATGGTAGGTGGCGTTGTACTGGTTGTTGTCGGTGTCATGCAGCGTCTCGACGACGGTGTACGTGAAGTCGTGGTTGTGCATGTCGGGGTCGTCGGTGACCCGCAGCGTGACCGACAGCTTCCCGGCCGAGTCGAGCGTCGCGGACTGGGTCTTCGGCATCACGACCGTGTCTTCGGCGGCGGTCTCGACGGGCACGTCGCCCTTGAAGGTGACGGTGCCTTGGAGCGGGGTGCCGTCCCAGGCGAGGTAGATGCGTTCGACGACTCGGGTGTCCCACTCGGCGGGGAGTGCCATGGTTCACCTCCGGGTCGTGGGAATGGCGAAGGCCCGGCTCTCAGGTGGGGAGCCGGGCCTCGCCGGGGGCGTCAACTACGGGGGTCGAATCCGTAGGACTTGCTGCACCAGGTGCAGCGCCGGGGGTTGCGGCCCCGGGGGTGTTCAGTTGCGCAGTAGCGATACCTCGCCTGCTGTCGCTCAGTGTTGCTGACGGCAAACGACCGTGTCAAGTGACGCTTGACGGTGTGTCACGCGACACTGGACACGGAGGGCATGCGTGGGCGGTGGCGGACGGTCATGGAGTACGCCGAGACCTCAGGCACGAAGTACAGCTTCGCGCCGCGTGGCCCGATGCCGTGGGCTCGGATGTGGCCGGCTGATGCCCAGGCACGGATGGTGCCGGGTGCGATGGCGAAGGCGCGGTAGGCGTCGGCCGGGTGGAGGTGGCGGCGGTAGGCCTCGTCGGCGGTGTAGGTCGGCAGCTCGGTCATCAGTCCCCCAGGGTCATGGCAGCAGTTCGTATCCCGCGTGCTTCACCAGCGCCTCACCAGCGGCCTGCTTGTCCGGGAACAAGCCCACCTGGTGGCCTCGCGGCGTGTATGCGACGCACCCGACAGGGCCGTGGCTGGTGACGGCCCCGACGCACTCACCCCAGGGCGCGGCGGTCACGTGCCAGCTGCCGTCCTGCTGCTTGGCCAGGGTCGCGGTTGCGTAGCCCGGGTAGGCGGTGGGCTCGGTCATGTCACCCATTGTCCGCTAGTGCGCCCAACTCCTGACGCCACCGCAGGCCGTACTTCGACAGGTCGACCCGCCCGATCTCCCGCGATGTCGCGACCCAGCCGCATCCGGTGCACTCCTGCGTGATCGTCGTGACCCCGTAGATCATCTCCCGAAGCATCTGGTCCGAGATGCGTTCGACCTCAAAGCTTCGGCCGACCGGAGGCTCGTACCGCCCACCCGCCACCTTCCAGGCGTGCTGATGCTTCGGCTCACGAGCGAAGAGGCTCACCGCCGCCTCGCCTTCGGCTTGCAGTCGCCGGCGTGGTTCGGCTCGAACCGGCAGCCGCCGCGCATGGTCGACCACCGGTACGGCTTGCTGCAGGTTGGGGGCTTGAGCCTGTACGCGGATCCCCAGGTCGGCATCAGATCCCCCTCCGGGTATTGGCCTTCTTCAGCGCCGCCATCTGCTTGCCGATTCGGGCCGCGACCTCGGGTGGAAACACCGGCATGACGAGCCGTGGCGGGGCCGTGATCCTGATGGGTGGCGGCGGCGGTGGGTCGAGCCTGTCCGCCATGCCCCGGAGAGCGGCGGCGATGCGGTGCTTCATGGCTTCTCCCTGGTGATGGTGACCTCGACCGTAGCCGAGTTGATGACGTCCTCAGCGATGCGTCGGATCGACCACGACAGGAACGCGACACCCATCGGTATGCGCAGCCAGCGCGGCAGCGCCGAGGACAGGCTCGGGTCGGCGTATGACGTGATCTCGTGGATCGCTAGGACGAGGTACAGGTAGGTTCCGGCGCTCCGCTTGAGCCGCCTCCATCCGCGCGCCCGGTTGGCCCACGCTGCCTTGAGGTCGCCGTTGCGGGCTGCTTCGGAGAGCGCCATCAGCACGGCCAGCAGCACGCCGACAACGAGGACGAGTCCGATGAACGTGCTCACGATGCGTCCTCCAGTCGATTGCCGTTGTCGTCGATGATGCCGATCTTCAGCCCCAGCTCGCGTAGCCCCGAGTCGGCCTCGTACCGCGATCCGCACGACGCGCACCGAACCGCCCGCGATTCCTTGTCCATGAACAGCGGCCCTCCGCACACCGCCGTCTCGGCCTGCCCGACCGGCTGGGCTTTGCAGGTGCCGACCGGGTGGGTGCGGTACTCGCCGACCGCGTCCCGCAGCTGCCGGTGCAGGGACTTGAGTTCGGCGTACAGGTCACCGGCCCAGTCCTGCTCGGTGCACCAGGCCAGGTTGCCGATCAGGGTGGAGACCTCGGCCGTGACGGTGACTGCCGCGGGCTCCCAGTGCTGGCAGGTGCAGGCGATGACGGTGCAGCCTCGGTGCCGCCTGTCGGTGCCGTGGCTCGGCCGAGGGTGGCTGCATCCGCCGGCGCATGGGCGCGGGTCGTGGCGTTGGTCGCGTACGAGTTCGGCCCACCGGTGGAGCAGACCAAGGACGCCGCGGCCGTCGGTGGTTCCGTCGCTGCGCATCCCGACCCGGGTGTCGAGCAGGTCGACGATCTCCAGCCGCATCGGGGCGGGCGGGTCGGGGTTCTTGGCCCGCACGTTCTCCGGGTTGCCGGCGACGGAGCCGTGTTCGACGACGGCGGGCAGGAGCGCGTACAGGTCGGGCAGGGCACGCAGCCATCCGTCGAGCCGCTTGGAGCACCGCGGACACAGCAGTTTGCCGGGTTCGCAGAAAACCATGCCCCTCTGCGGCCCCGTGCCGGTCTGGCACGCGTTCACGCACTGGGACGGGGGTACGGCCGTGTAGGCAATCTCGGCCCGCAGATCGGCGTACAGGGCGTCTGGGCGCTCGGTCATCGTCATCGGTTCCTCCATGCGGCGTCCAAGCGGTTGAGGTCTCGAAGGTCGTCGTCGCTCAGCGCCTCAACCCTCGCTACCAGAGCGGGGTCGTTCGCTGCACGCAGGTCTGAGACGACGGGCCACATCAGGCCGCGCCGGTAGAGCGCATCGATCCGCTGGATCAGCTCGTCCTTCACTTCGTCCTCCTCGTTCGGCGGCGTGCACGCGATCGGTATGCGACTCGGGCAGCCTTGCGCCGCGGCGTAGCACCGAGCTCGCGGGTCAGCGTGACGATCCGGTCATGGCTCCAGCGCAGCTCGTGCAGCAGCCCGTCGTGGTCGGCCATCAGGCAGCGGGTGCCGAGCTCGGAGCGTTCCCGCATCCACGTCCACGCCTCCATGCGACGCTCGGGAGTGAAGCACTGGTCGAAGTGCTCCAGCGCTACGTCGTCGGGCAGCATGACGTTCTCCGGGCAGACCTCGCGGTGCTTGCAGGTTGTCGTCATGGCAGCCTCCGGATCTTCCGGCCGATCCACGTCAACCGCCTCCAGACATGCTCGCGAGCGATCCAGTGCTGACCGCAGTCGCATCGCCAGACCATCCCCGCCGCTCCCCAGCCGGGGCTGCATCGGTGCGGGGCAGGGCGGACGACCTGGCCGGTCACGCCGCATCCCCCGTCTCAGGCTCGACCAGCGACCGGAAGTGCTTCGCCAACATCCCCGGCACCCGAGCCTGCTGCTCCTCCGACAGCCCCAACTCAGCCACCGCAGCCAACACGACCGCGCCCATCTGCTCCCCCGCCGTCCGGTTGATCAACGTGATCCGAGCCTCGATCGCCTTCGCGTCCAGGCCCAACTGGATCATCCGCGCCAACGTCCGCTCCGCCCGATCCAACGCCCGCTCATACGCCGCGACATACGCCCGGACCTGCTCCCCCATCGCCATCAACTGCTTGCCGTCAGCCTCGTCATCGCTCGCACCGAACGCCGCGATCCTGAGCGTCCAGTCATCCAGCGTCTCCACCCGCTCCCGCAACCGATCCTTGAACGCCAACACCTCCCCCGCGTTATCCGCATACGCCCCGACCGGGTCCGACACCGGCGCCCAGCCCTGCCGGCCGATCTCCCGAGCGACCTGCTGCTCGAGCACACGCTCGGCCGCCTTGGCCTTGACCTGCGGCGCCGAGCCACCATGCGTGTAACACACGTCACCGCCCACGATGGGTCGCTTGCGGCAGCGTTCTCCGGTCTGGGTGCTGGTGGCCTTGCAGCGGGGGATCTCGAGCTCGGTCATGAGGGCCGCCTCTCGCGGATGGCTTTGGTGAGTTCGTCGATGCGGCGCGCGACGAGTCGCAGGGAGTCGACGATGCCGCTGAGGCAGATGACGGAGACCACGGCTAGGGCGATGAGCGCCTTGTCTGGGGAGCTCATGCCTGCGCCTCCTGCAGGCTGGGGGTGGTCGGGTACTGGTCCCAGGTGCTGCCGTCGAGCTCGCGGCCGGCGGCGTGCTTGCCGGGCCGGGTCATGCCCTGTGCACCGCGCGGAGTCTGCGGTGAGCGCGCGAGGCTGGTCGGCTGGTGGCTGAGCTCCATGAAGTGCGCGGTGTTCTCATCGAGGTAGCTGCCGGTAAAGGCGTGGGTTGCGCCGCCCTCGCCTTTCCAGCGAGCCGGGGCCCATTCGCCCCACTGCTTGAACAGGAAGGGGATGCCGTAGGTCGTGCACTCGTAGCGGAGCTGTCGTGCCCAGTCGGGGTGCATCGGGCGAGCGCGAGGGCCGGATTCGCCCCCGACGATGACCCAGTCGACGAGGGTGCCGGTGTCGATCTTGGTGTTGTCGAAGAGGCTGACGGGGCCGAGCAGCGGCTCGCAGGACAGGAACCGTACGGCGGCCGGGGTCTCGAGCAGGGCCGGGATGCGGATGTCAGCCCACTTCTGGTCCTCGACAGAGACGCCCAGCCACACGTTCGGCAGCGGCCACATGCCATCGGTGACGTCCTCTGCGGTGTTGTCGAAGCGGCTATCCCACTCCTGCCCCCAGTGGCGGAGCCACGAGATCACGTCGTCACGGAAGTCCGCGTTGCTCAGCAGCGAGCGCATCCGGTCGTGGCGCTTGGTGAGGATCTGGTAGGTGTGCTGCGGGGTGTGCGCCATGACGGCGAACACGCGCGCGATGAAGTCTGCGGTGACACCCTTGTGGAACAGGTCGCTCATCGAGTTGACGAACACCTTGCGGGGCTTCCTCCAGCGCAGCGGCACCTCGAGCCTGTCGGGGTGCATCGCGATTCCGAACCCTGGCCCGGAGGTCTTGGGGTCGCCGTCGGTCTGGTAGTCGGCCTGCCCCATCGCTTTGAGCCGCTTGGCCATGCCGAGGGCGTAGCAGTTGTCGCAGCCGGGCGAGACGCGGTCGCATCCGGTGGTGGGGTTCCAGGTCTCGTCGGTCCATTCGATGCCGGTGCTCACGCTGACTCCTGTTCGGTGGCGGGTTCGTCGGTGGTTCCGTGTGCCGCAGCAGATGCGACGGCTCGGGCTTGCTGGATGGCGGCGATCCGGTCGGGGTTGTCGCGCACGATCTCGTCGCGTTTGACGTCGCACGGCTGGCCGGCTGGGTGCGGGTAGCGGCACCTGTCGCAGATCCCCGAGTTGCGCTTGGTGGCGTTCGCCGGTGCCTTGGGTGTGGTCGCTTCCCACCACGGCCCGGCTTCGAGTAGCCGGCCGGGTGTGAGGGTGTCGGGGTCGGTGGCGATCCAGGCGACTGCGACGGCGAGGTCCCGGAACGGCCGGGTCCCGTGGTTCGCTTTCAGGTTGGTGAGGACCGACGACAGGACCCAGTCGGGGCGCAACGCGACAGCCATGGCGGCGACGCGTTCGAGTTCGTTGATCGTCGCCATCAGCCACCAAATCCAATCGAGGCCGCCTCGCGCGTTGGCTTAGGTGAGTTTTGGATTTGGCGAGTTCCGCTGGTGAGAAGAGACAGACCTGCGGCTGTGTAGGGACGTGCCCCAAGTACTTGCTGCTGTTGCTGATGCTGTTGGGTAATACGACCGTATTTCCGAGACCTATTCGATTTGGTATAGCTAATCGAATAGCACTTGCTATAGGTGTTGGTATCAGTCATTGCACTTCTCGCAGTCCTCGAACGACGCCTGGTGATCGACGTGGCCCTGCCGCTGCCACCGGTCATGGATGCCCTTCCGGCCCGCCAATTTCCGGTCCGCGCGCAGCTTCCGGATCTGCCGTGCGGACCGGTTGTGCTCGTGGTAGTCGTGGACGACCAGGTCGCCCGCCTGCTGCGGCTGGGGGCACTTGTCGCAGTGGTGGCCCTTCTCGTGCCAGATCTCACGGTTGATGAGCTCCCGCACGAACTTCTGGGGGACGTCGGCGACGACGACGGCGACACGTGGCTCGAAGATGCCGTCGTTGAGTTCCGCGTTGCACCAGAGGATCGTCGAGGCGTACAGCCACTTGGCTCGGCCGTCCGCCCCGCGCAGTTTCGGGTGTCGGGGCAGGCCGAGGTCCATCGGCGCGTACGGCCGCTCGTCCTTCGGCATCTCGTCTCCTCAGTGCTGGGTGGCGCAGGTAGCGGGTGGTCTGGGTGTGGCGCGTGGCCGCGGTGGGTCGTTCACGCGGCGCCCCCGTCTTCGAAGTCCAGGACTCCTTGCGGCGTGAAGTTGCTCCACAGCACCTCCGTGCGCTCCTTCCACACCGACCCCTGGCCGGTGGTGGCTGAGATCTCGTGGACGTACCAGCCGCTGTACAGCTCGTCGTACAGCGGCGAGTGGTAGCCGGAGAGCACGACGGCGGCGGATGTCGAGTTGAGCGCTTCAGCTAGTCCTCGGTGCTCTGCCTCGTCGGGCATCTCGTGCCGGTAGCCCATGCCGCTGCGTGTGGTCCGCAGGTACGGAGGGTCGACATAGAGCAGCGTTCCGGGGTGGCTGTACGCGGCGACTACCTCGAGGCCCGGGCGGCACTCGAGCGACACATTGGCGAGCCGGGCCGCAGCGGGAGCCATCCGGCCGAGGTAGCCGGCCAGGTAGGCGGGCATCCCCATCGTGGTTCCGCCCGCGTCAGCGTGGAACCTCCAGCCCGTCTTGCGAAGCGTGCCGGTCCGGCCTTGGGTCAGCTGCACCCAGATCCGTCGGGCTCGCTCGAGGTCGGTCAGGTTGTCCGGGCGGTTGTAACTCGCCTGGTGCTCCGCACGGCCGTGCGGTGTGAGACCGCAGACCCGGGCGAGATCGTCGGGCTGGTCGCGCAGCACGCGCCAGAACGTGATCAGATCTTGGTCGAGATCGTTGATGGTCTCGAGCGCGCTGGCGGGCTTTGCGAGCAGCACCGACAGTCCGCCTGCGAAGGGCTCGACGTAGTGCTGATGCGCTGGGAATAGCTCGACGATGCGCTCAGCAATGCGCTGCTTGCCGCCGAAGTACGGCACGGGCGGGGCGATGCTCACGCTGCTGCTCCCCGTCCTGGCTGCCGCGACTTCTGGATCTCTTCGGCGAGGTCGGCCGCGGTGGCGTTGGCGCTGACTTGGTCGCCGGCCCGGAACGCGTCGACGGCGTCGCCGAGGTCTTGCCGTGCCCTGATCTCAAGCGGCCCGCCGCGTACCCCGACGAGGTGGAGCGCGAGGTCGATGGTGCGGATGCCTGCGACGGCGTCCATGAGGATGTCTGCGCGCCACCCGCCGGTCTGTTCGTGGCTCATGCCGCCACCCCGTACCGCTCGGCCTTGATGCCGTAGTCGTGGAGGATCGTGCGCGATGAGACACCGGCGGCGATGAGGCGCCGGGCGACCTCTTCGGTCTCTCCCTTGTGGAGCTTGACCGTGCGATCCCCGGCGATGCGGCGTTCGATCGCGGCCTCGTCGATGATCGCCGCGGCCTTCGGGTTGTCTTTGAGTCCGGCCGGTTTGGCGTTCGGGTCGTCGATCACGTCGTCATCCCAGGCCAATGGGACGATCCAGCCGACCTTCCGGGCGTAACGCCTCTGCCTGTCTGCGCGCCATCCTTCAGGCCGGATCATTGAGAGCAGGTCGTATACGCGAATGACGTGGTCCCTGGTGTTGACGTGGACGCGGTCCCAGTGGCCGCTGGCGATCTGGTTGACCCTGCTCGGGCTGACATTCAGGGCAGGGGCCAGGTCGTGAGCGGTGTGTCCAAGAGCGAACAGCCCCTGGAGGCGGCGCATCGTCCCGGTCGGGTCGATGTGGACTCGATAACCGGCGCGACGGCGTGCGCGGTACCGGACAGCGTGCTCCCGTGCGCGCTTCCGGATCTCTGCGCGCTCGGTTGCGAGCTGCCGCCATGTCGCGATGTCTTCGTCGCTCGGCCACTGTGGACCGAACTCGCGTCGCTTTCTGCGCCATGCCGCGACGGCCTTTCGGCTGACTCCGAACGCTTCGGCGGTCTGTGCCATCGAGGTGTGCTCGGCGTGCTCGAGTACGACGCGAATGATCGCGGGGTCGGTGCGTGTGTCGCAGGGGGTCATGACGACCGCCCTTGACGCCGGGGCTGGATGCCTTGCTTCAGGATGGTCTTCTGGATCGCGGTGAGGGCGACGCCGTATGCCTTGGCGAGCGTGCTCATGGACTCGCCGGCGAGGTATCGCTGGCCGATCTCTTCGCGCTTCCCGGCTAGCTTGCCGCGACCCGCGAGAGACTCACTGCGGTCTCGGATCTCGACCCCAGCCATCCTGAGTGCGCCGTAGACGGTCTTCGGTGCGACGCCGTAATCACGGGCGATCTTCAGGACACTCTCGCCGTCCTGGTAGCGGCGAGCTACGACGATCCGCTGTTCGGATCTGATCTTGGAGTTGATGAGCTTCGGCCGCGGGCCGCGCGCAGGGAATGCGGGCGTCGGTTCGTCATGCTCCCTGTAATCGGTGGCGAGTTCGAACGTGTGCACTGCCCGCCGCGAGGTGGCCGCGGTGCCGCGGATCATCTCGACCCGGCTGCTGTCGGTCCACACCGAGTCGTCGACTATGCCGTCGTTCGCGATGTAGTTCTCGCGGATCTTGCCCCAGTCGATCCCGATCTGTTGCTTGTGGCCCCGGTACCGGACGGGCGCAGTGGGCAGGCCTTGGTAGTCGCCGCCGCCGACGTGCTGTCCTCCGGCGCCGATGTGGCCGGCGGGAAGCGGCTCGCGTTCGGGCTTGTCGGCCTTGCGCGGCTCCCCGGTCTCGAGGACGTATCCGGCGGACGTGAACCGGTTCTGGAGGGTGGCGCGGGCGACGCCGTGGTCCTGGCAGATCGCGTCGACGTTGTAGCCGTCGCGGATCCGGGCGGCGAGGTCGGTGATCGGCGGGAGGGTCGACGGGCGGCCCTTCTCGACAGGGAGTGTCATGCTGCGTCCCTCCTGGTCTCGGTGATGGGTGTGCGGGTGCGGCGGTACTTGCGGATCGGGCTGCGGTTCGCGGTGTCGCCGGTGGACTGGATGTAGCCGGCCCGGCGGAGGTAGCCGTGCTCGACGGCTTGGGCGAACAGGCCACCCCTGGACTTCTCGGGGATGTCGGCGGCAGTGAGGAGGTCGCGGAGAAGGTTGCTGGTGACCTCGTCGCCCGTGCTGGTGGTGTCGAGGACGCGCAGGAACGCGACCCACGCGTTGTCGTTCATGTCATTGCGAGGCATCGGTTCGCTCCTCTTCGGTGTCGGTTGATGGCTGGGTGCGTTCACAGGCGCACCAGATGCCGGCGAAGATCTCGGCGCGGGTTACTTCTCCGCAGCTTGGGTCGTTGGGGCAAGGCATCAGGCCACCGCCTCGGAGTGCAGGACTGCGCGCAGTCGGCCGCCGATCCATTCGCCGACGGCCGGGGTGACGGCGTTGCCGTAGCCGTCGACCTGGTCACGGGCGGATCCCCAGACCTTGAACTCGCCCAGGTGGTCGCCGAAGGTGACATCGAATCCGCAGCCGCGGCCGATCTCGTGGGCGGCCATCATGCGGAAGTAGCAGTCGTCGAGAGTCAGATCGGCGAGGGCTTCGCGCCACTCGGCGGCCAGGAGCGCGGTCGTGTCGCGGGAGGTGAGGGTGCCGAGCGGGTCCGTGACCGGGTGCGCGGCCGTCTCGGTGCCGGTCGAGCCGTTCTGCTTGTACCAGCCGGAGAACAGCAGCCCTGGGGTCTGGTCGCTGGTGACGGTCGGCATCGGTTCAGCGTGGGTCGTCGGGATCGTGTTCTTCCGGAACGGGACGACTCCGGTGGACAGGAGCCCCATGGTCTCTGAGCCGCCCTGTGTCGGCAGCGGCTCATCGGCGCCGCGGCCGGTGCCCTGGTAGTTGTTCACGGCAAGCAGGACGGCCTTCTCGTGGGTTGCCGTGACGGTGTCCATCGGGCGTGTGATGTGCTGCCCGTCGCCGTTGTGGCGGTGCGCGGCCATGACCTGGCCGGTGGACAGGATCGCGGTCTCCTGCTGGCTGGTCTGCGTCGACATCGGCTGCCAGGGATGCTTCTCGCTTCCGTGCGCGGACTTGGCCGGCATCAGCACTGCGGGGAAGTCGGCGAACCGTCGGCGGCACCGTTCGGCCCGCGCCATGGTCGCGGGCGCCATCGGTGACAGCACCTCCACACCGGTGATCTTGTCCTTGAACTTCTTCAGCGGCTTGTCGCCGATGCGGGTACCGAGGTCCCTGAGGTCGAGCGCGTCGAGCGACGGGGTGAACGCGGGCACGACTTCCTTCCGGCACCGGGGGCAGCGGTAGTCGTACTGCTTGCCGTACCGGACGGAACCAGTTGCAGGGATCGCGGTGCGCCACGTCTGCCGGGCTTCGACGACGTCCGAACAGTTGCCGCACCAGGTCGGTGGCCGATGCTCCAGGTCCGGCGCGGGGAGGTTCTTGTCCCAGAAGACGCCGTACCAGCGGTCGCGGGACTGGCCAACGCCGAAGAACATCGAGTTCAAGAACAACACCTTGTGGTCGTAGCCCTCGTGCTCGAACTGCTTGAGCCACCAGCGGTACGTCGAACCGTCGCCGACCTTCTTCTTCCCGGGGACGAGCGGCCCCCAGGACTGCAGCTCGGTCGTGCACTCGACCAGGATCAGCCGCGGGTGATGTACCTGGGCGTAGTGCAGTACGCAGTTCGCGGTTGCCCGGTCGCGCTCGGATCGGGTGACGCGCTCCTCGTAGTCCGGGTCGTTGAAGTTGAACAGGGTGAGGCCCTGCTCGTACGCCTTCTGCGTGTTGGCCTGCGAGTGGTTCACGCAGGAGACGCCAGCGGCGAGGAGATCGCCGGGCGGCAGGTCGCGGGCGTCGTGGTAGTCGGCGGATTCCGGGTCGACGAGGTCGGCGATCCAATGCTCGGTGGTGGGGTGGTTGGCCTCGTGCACCTCGACCTTGTACGAGTTGTGGTTCGCGGCGGTGATCACGTCGAACCCGGCACGTTCGATGCCCTTGCTCAGTCCGCCGAACCCGGAGAACAGGTCGACGGCGACGAGGGTGTCGTGGCGGTTGCGGCGCTTGACCGGCGCCGGCCGGTGCGTGGCCACGCGTGCGGTGCTCATCTGGTCCCCCCAGTGAGTTCGGGCCACCGGACCGCGTCCATGGCGGCGAGGTGGGCTTGCGGTAGCGAGTCCTCGATGGGTGCGCCGAGGTGTCGGGCTCCGATGGCGGCGAGGATGAGGCTGTCGGCCTCGTCGTTGCCGGTGACCTCGACCTGCGGGTAGCGGCGGACGACGGCAGCGAGGACGGCGTCCTTGCCCGCATTGCCTTTGCCTGTTGCGTACTTGGCGCGGGTCGTGGGTGATACTTCGGCGACGTGGTACCACTTGCCCGCGTGTGAGACGACGAGCCACCACAGGCCGGAACGGTCGTGCATGTGTCCGGTCTGGCGGGAGAACGCGGGCTGCTCGATGACGATGAGCGGGACGGAGTTGACCTCGGTCATCTCGTGCGCCTTGGTGATGCTCGTCTGGACGGCGTACTGAAGTTGCAGGAGCCGGTTTCGGCGTTCGTCGAGAGTGGCGTCTTTCTTGCCCTTGCTGACGATCCGCTCGACGGTTGTATCGCCGGTGGCGGTGTCGATGACGGCGATGCCGGTGGATGTGAGGCTGAGGTCGAGTCCGATGACGACGGTCACTGGCCTGCCACCTCCTTCAGGTGCTGTTCGATCTGGTGGATGCCGCGGGCGGCGCTGCTCTGGATGAGTCGCTCGACGCGTTCGGCCTGGAGGCGGGCCTGCTCGTTGCTGCGGGCCCGGATCAGCAGGACGACCTGCCGGCGGGACGGGGTACTCACAGGACCACCCCGGCCGGTGCCTCATGCTCGGGCGCGGTTTCGAGGTGCTCGGGGCACCACCAGTCGCCGGTGTCGCCTGGCTCGTCATTGACGAGGTTGTCGGTGCGGTCGCAGTCCGCGCACTCCGGGAGCCGGTGGTGGTCGCAGTAGTGCTTGCCGTCCTCGGTGACCTGGAGGCCAGCTTCGCGCCATTCGTCCTCGGCGTGCCCGGCCTCGGTCCAGCACTCGTACTCGCTGACGTCGATGGTCGCGTACTTGCAGTTCGGCCCATCGCAGACGACCTTGTACATGGTGACGTTGCGGACGCTCACGGGTGGGCTCCTTCGACCTGCAGCGCGATGAGGTTGGCGCGTTCGTCGAGCCAGTCGGCGAGGTTCTCCGCCTCGGCGGCTCCGTCGCGGGTGCGGGAGTTGCGTGCGATCTCCCGCTGCGCGCGGGCCGCGTCGCGCAACGCTTCGGCCTTGATCGCCTCGGGGTCCGTGTCGTCGCTCAGGTCGATGCCTTCGCGCTCCAGGTCCTCGCTCAGCATGCGGCGGGCCTGGGCGTGGCCCTGCCAGCGCCAGTAGTCCTCCATGTTGCTGGCCGGGCAGTTCTCGAGCGCCCGGATGAAGTTGGCGCGCTCGTCGAGGAACTTCGTGACGACCTTCTGCAGGGCGCCCATCACTGGGCCGCCTTGCATGCTTCGCGGGCGGTCTTGTACGTCTCGCCCTGCGCCGACAGGGTCGGGTTCAGCGCGTTCAGCTTCTCGGTCGCAGCCTGGATACCGGCCGTGTCGAGGTTGGCTGCTGCGCCGAACGCGTCGGCCATGATGCTGACCGCCTGGGCGGAGGTGCCGATGACCGTGTCGGCGTCGTCGAGCGCGTCGAGGCAGGACTGCGGGACGACGGTGGTCGTGGTGGTGACGGTGGGTGCCGGGGTCGGTGTGACGGCCGGGTGGCTGGTGGCGTAGGTCGCTGCGTCGGTCGCGTTGTTGTCGGTGACGGCGATCGCGATCCAGCCGCCAGCGACGGCCGCCGTGGCGGTGATCGCGGCGATGGTGATCTTCTTCATGGGCTCGGTTCCTGTTCAGTCAGTGGTTGGCCGGCGTGCGGCGCTTGTGTGTGCGGGAGGGGTCGGCGTGGATCGCGGCGACCCGTGACGCTTTGGTTTTGGTGCGGTAGCCGTCGGCCTTGGCGGGGCAGTCCTCGCAGGAGAAGCCCCAGCCGTTGTCGGTGACGTGGGTGACGGTCGAGTGGATCCGGTGTGGGTTCACCCGGCGTCCGCCTTGTCCTGCTCGGCGGGCAGGGACCGCATCTGCGACGCGGCGACGGCGAGAGTCGCGTGGACCTGGGCCTCGGCGAGCAGCTCCGTCACGGCCGCGCTTCCCCGCTCGTAGTCCGGCAGCCAGTCCAGGCAGCGTTCCGCCGCAGCGAAGTGCTCGGCCGCCTTCACGACTGACCGCCGTCCTCGACGACCTCAGCATCGAGGACCTCGCCGGTCCCGGTGTCGGTCATGCCAGCCTCGGTCCGGATCAGCAGGTCGAGCCGGTCGATGACCGCCGACGCCTCGTCCTTCGACAGCTGCTTCCGGGACGTGACATCGCGGCCGATGACACCCATCACGTAGTCAAGGGCATCCTGCCGATCCGTGATCCCGGCCGCCTTCATCGCGACCGCGAGCTTCTTCGTCTGCGCGTCGGTGATCGTGCCGGTCTCGGTGACGACCTCCGCGTCCTGAATGTCCTGCGACGGCAGGGCGGTGTTGCCCGCCGGACTCGAACCGGCCTCGCCCGCTGCAACTGCGGTCTCCACCTGGGAGCCCGCCCCGCCGTCGTTCTGGGGGGCCTGACCCGCGGCCTCGCGCAAGGTCATGCCCGGTCGGTGCGCCGGTCGGTCGTTGACCTGCGTCACAGTCACGACATCGCCGGCGCTGTTCACCTCGGCCCCCAACTCCTCCGGGGTGTAGATCACGCCGTACATCGCGTCCGACGCGCCCATCCGGATCACCTCGGTGATCGCCCGGTTCCGCATCATCTGGTCCGGGTACGTCTTCCAGTTGCCCTTCCCGAGCAGGTTCGCGGTACGGGCCTTGTCCTCGTCCCACTCGGCGACGAACGGGTTCTCCGGGTCGTCCGCCCGGATCAGCTCCGCGACCACGTGAAGCGGGTTCCGGGTCACCTTCACCCGCAGTTTGTGGCCCGCCTTCCGGACGAGCGCGGCCATCAGGTCAGCGGACGCGGACGGCTTGCCCTCGATCACGTGGATGCTGTTGATCGCCTGGATCGCCGGGATACCCAGCGCGTCGCCGAACTCCATCGCGATCAGCACGTTGCCCGGGTTCTGCTGGTACGCCCGCGGTAGCAGCGACGCCGTAGCGAGCGCCCGCGCGAACTGCATCTTCGTCTCCAGGCTGCTGCCGGAGTGCGACGCGATCGCGGGCAGGTTGGCGGTGGTCTCGGTCATGATGCGATTCCCCTCATTTGCTTTGCGAGGCCACGGGCCGGCTCGATCCACGGCGTGCCTCCGTTGCGTGCCTTGCGGGTGGCGATGTGCTGGTTGCCGTACACGGCGCGCTTCGCGGTGCCGGTCGCTGCGAGCAGCTCCGTCTTCGCGAGTGCTGCGCGCTGCTCGGCGTCTTCCAGGTCGATGACAGCGGCGATGAACTCCTGCGCCACATCCCCCGGGACCTGGATCTCGGATCCGTCGATCGCCGGGTGAAGCTTCCGCACCGACTGGTACGTCGAGGCGTGGCCGTCGATCGCCGGAGGCTCCCCCACCTCGATGCTGGCCAGGAACGCGGCGGCCCGGTCACGGGCGAACTCGGCGTCGTCCGCGTCGTACTCGACGACGTATTCCTTGAAGTCGAGGTACGACGTCAGGAGGGCGAAGTACGTGACGCTGCGGCCGGTGATGTCCATCGCCCACTGCGCCTGCGCCCGGTACCAGACCGGGACCTGATCCGTGCCGGGCCTGCCCCAGTCGTCGTTGCCGGCGTCGGTCTTGATCTCGAGCAGCGCGTCCTCACGGACCAGACCGTCGGGGTTCGCGACCATCCAGGGGCGCTGGATGCTCACCCACGTTCCGCCCGGGTAGCTGACGGCCCAGTCCGGGTGCTGGTCCTGGAACCAGTGCGCGATCGCGGGCTCGAGGTAGTGGCCGCGGGCCTGGTCCTTCGTCTGCGGCTCTGGATCCTCGCGTCCGGCCATGAGCTGCCAGAGCGTGTACGGCGAGGTCCACGGCGAGATGCCGAGGACGGCGCTGACCTTGCTGGCGGTCATGACCTTCAGCCACTCGGGCGACCCGGGCACGAGCTCCGGGATCTGGCGGGCGATCATGCGGTCACCCCGTAGCCGCGGCAGGCGATGCAGGTGTAGGTGTGGCCGGTGCGCTCGTCCTCGACGCTGCCTTCGCCATCGCAGAATGTGCACTCGTCGCCGCACTTCATGCGGGTGCACGGGCAGCCGTCCACCTCGCAGGGCGTCGCGGTGATCGCGGCGTGCAGGCTGTACGCCTCGACGCGGCGCGCCTCGACGATCTGCGCCGGGGTCATGCCGGTGGTGTCGATCGGCTTCGGCAGGTCGCGCATGACGTGGCGGCATTCGGCGTGGTTGCAGTCGACGCAGGGGACGCACTCGTCCGCGTCGAACCTGGTGTCCTTCTCGCAGACATGCAGCTGGGTGATGTAGTCGATCTGGGCAGCGGCACTGAGCGGGAACTCGAGGATGCTCATGCCGGGACCTCGGCCTTCTCGTCGCGGCGGTAGATGGCTGGCCGGCGCGTGACCCGCTCGACCCACGCGGTGGCCTCGGCGATGCACTCGGGGCGGTCGCAGACGTTGGTCGCGGCGTGCGATCCGCTTGCTGCGGTCCACGGGCCGGAGGTCACTACCCCGGTCCGCGGGTGGGTGCACTGGGCGCTCATTCGGGGGCCTCCGTCTTCATGAGGTCGGCGATGAGCGTGCTCAGCTGGTCCCGAAGTTCGGTCAGGTAGGTGACGGTGTGCTTGGGGAGGCTCGGCCTGAACTGAATGGTGACGTCGCCCATGCGGATGACGGGGACGCTCTTGTCGGTGCCGCCGAGGGTGGCTTGGGGGCGGTCGCCCGGCTCGGGGGTGAAGGTGGCTTGCGTCCTCACCGGTCCTCGCCGCCCTGGCGCGTCTGGTCGATCGGCTCGACGGGGAGCGTGTCCACGACCTCGGCGCACACCGCGCACCACGGGCGGTCCGGCAGGGCCGGGTTCTCGCAGCAGCGGAGGCACGTCATGTTGGCCGGGAGGTACACCGGCTCGGGCGCGGCGATCTCGTCGTACAGGTCGCGGGCGCGCTGCATGCGGCGCACCAGCGCCCACACGCCGAGCGCGGCGAGCAGGACGACGGTGAATAGCACCGCCTTGCCCGGGGTCACGGGTGCACCTGAGGCGGCAGCACCAGCCACACGCCAGCCGCGAGGATCGCGATGGTCAGCGCGGGCAGTGCCAGCACCTTCACCGCCTGTCGGAGGAACTGCATGTCATACTCCTGTCGTTCTGATGGGTCGTCTCGACATCGCTTGCCGGTGGAGTCGAGGCGGCCCTTCGGTTTTCCGGGGTCAGGACGCGACGGCGTGGTCGCGGAGGTACTCGTCGAGCGCCGTGCGGGTGATGCGGTAGTTCGGGCGGCCGGAGGTCGCGATGTTGATCGCGGCGAGGTCGCCGCGGCGGATGAAGCGGCGGACGTGCTCGACCGACACGGCGAGCTCGTCGGCGACGTCGGCGGCGGTGAGCATCCGCTTCGTCGCGGTGGTCATGCCGCCTTCTTCGGTCCGGCCGCGCTGGACTTGAGTCCAGTGGCGGTTGACTCGTTGGGCTCGAAAAGCGTGCCGGGGATGAGCCCGAGGGCCTCCTCGATGAGCTTCGCGATGTCCTTGGTGCAGGTGTTCCGCTCGCCGGACTCGAGCTGCCAGATGAACTGGCGGCTGCAGGTGGCATACCTGCCGAGACCTGCTTGTGAGAGGCCCTTCTGCTCGCGGTAGGCCCTCATCAGGTCCCGCTTGCGGAGTCTCATCCATCGCCCCCTGGCTCGTTGACGCCGGCGTGTGTGTGCAGGAATCACTCTGTCGCCTCCTCTTGTGCTTGTCAAGCACCGTTGGACTAAAGGTCGCATGCCACTTGACGACGTGTCAAGCTGCCCGCCCAGGCAATTTCCCGTCTGCGCACGGCGTGTGCGGCTCTCTGCCGTCTCGGATTGCTTGACAGACTTGGTGGCAGTTCGGTCCATTAGTGCTTGACCGATCGATTCGGTCGCGCTGTACACGCGCGAAACGGCAGAGGGAGCCTGAGGACATGCACGCACTGCGGCGCTACCTGCTACAGGAGCTGGATTCCCGCGGTTGGCAGCCTCGAGATCTCGTGGTGAGGTCGGGGCTTAGCAAGCAGCGGGTAAGCCAGCTACTCAACGACGACCGAGAGGTCATGCCTCAGCTCCCCCGCACGTCGACTCTGGGAGCCTTGGCGCAGGCGTTCAATGTGCCGTTGACCCACATCACGTCGGTCGCGATCGAGGCGCTCGGGGTGCCGGGGGTGCTCGGGCCGAAGGTCGTTCATCAGGTCCGGGAAGCGGATGACGAGACTCTGCTGCGGGAGCTGCTGCGGAGAGCCATCGACCGAGATGAGGAGCAACCGCCGGCGCCGGTCGCGATCAACGGCCGGAGGGACCCTGAGGTCTTGGCTGCCGAGCTCGATGCAGCTGTGAAGGATCTGGAGGAGTGGGTCGCGTTGGATCTTGGCGAGCCGGGCGAGGCGAAGCGGGCGGAGTTGCAGGCGCGTGTGGATGCGCTGCGGGCGCAGCTAGTTTCGTCACGGTCGGCAACAGTTTCGGACAGAAATGTATCCGGATCGTGACGTGCTGGGCGGTAGCGCTTTCGCAACATCGAACGATCAATTAGTGACCAGACACCGGCCGGGTTCCTCAGCGGATGCCACCGGAGAACGCACCAGCCGATGTCTGGCGAAACTATCTAACGAGCGTGGTGGGGAAAGGTGACGCACGGTGGCAAGATCGCTCAAGTGGGGGAGTAAGACGGTGATCGTCCCGTTGTATGTAGCGGCGGGACTCCTGGGGGTCGCGGATGCAGTGCTGCCCTTCAAGCAGTTCGACCGGACAGGCCTGTACATGCTGCTCCTGGCCGTGACTGCGCACATCCTGAGCCGGATGGACCAGCGGACGGACGCGGTGAAGAAGAAGATCGACCATTCGGTCGGCGACGTGTACGAGGCCGGCAGCCGGTCTGAGCGGCGCCGGATCGAGCTCGAGGCCCAGCCGACGGCCAAGGTTCGGCATCTGGTGCCGCGACGATAATGAAGACTCCGGCGGGGCTCCCGGCTGCGGGTAACAACCAGGAGCCCCTACCGGTGAGACGTCGGCAGGGGCGGATTATGATGCTGTCGGCAACGATTTCTTGGCCGTGCGTGTTGGGGTGCCCTGCCGGTAAAGTGTTGTAGATGGGCCACGTTCAGGATCTGTGGATGAAGAAGGGTCCGGACGGGAAGAAGACTGTCCGGTCGGCTCGGTACGGCCTGGGCAAGCGGTGGCAGGCGAGGTGGATCGATCCGCTCGGCGACGAGCAGACGAAGATGTTCACCGCGCAGGATGCCGCGAGGGCTCACGTCACGAGGATGGAAGCGAGTGTCCATTCGGGTAGTTACGTCGACCCGAAGAAGGGCAAGGTTGCGTTCCGGGAGTACGCCGAACGGTGGCGCGCTGACCAGCTCCATCATCGCCGCTCGACCGCGGTGCAGGCCGAGTCCAGGTTGCGGCTGCATGTCTATCCGATGCTCGGTGCGAAGCCGATCGCGTCGATCCGGCGGCCCCAGGTGCAGGCGTGTGTCAACGAGATGGCGAAGACGCTTGCCCCGACGACCGTCGAGGTGGTGTACGGGTACATCGCGACGGTGATGAAGTCGGCGGTGCTCGACGAGGTCATCGGGAAGACGCCGTGCGTGAAGATCAACCTGCCGGAGATCAGCCGGAAGAAGGTTGTCCCGTTGACGGTCGAGCAGGTCGAGCGGATCTGCCGGAAGGTGCCGGCCAGGTACCGGGCTGCTGTGATCGTGTGTGCGGCGACCGGGCTGCGGCAGGGCGAGTTGTTCGGTCTGAAGATGGAGCACGTCGAGGGGGCGTGCGACAGCGTGGTGTTGCGGGTCGAGGAGCAGGTCGACGGCGGCGCACCGAAGACGGAGTCAGGTGAACGCAGGGTCGCGATCGGGCTGGTCGCGTCGAGGGCGCTGTGGAGGCATCTCGCGACTTACCGGGAGGGGATCGGCGGGTACGTGTTCTCGACGCCGCGGCGGACCCGGATCTCCAGGTCGACGGCCGCGTTCTTGTGGAACGCGGCGACCGAGGGCATGGGGTTGAAGGACCGGTCGGGGTGGCACGAGTTGCGGCATCATCATGCGTCGCTGCTGATCTCGGCTGGCCTGTCTGTGGTGGCTGTTGCGGAGCGGTTGGGGCACAAGGACGGGACGGAGACGCTGCGGACGTACGGGCATCTGTGGCCGACGGATCATGAGCGGGCTGTGGCTGCGGTGGATGCTGCGCTGGCCGGGTTGAGCATGTCTGACGGAACGGTGACGGAACGCGCAGCTTAAACGTGCAGGTCAGGGGCTTGTGGGACTGTGTCCGGCTTACATGACCGACCCGTTCCTTTTGCACGCTCGGCACGCTGCAATGTGGCCGTGACCAGCCTGAACGCCATGCGACGGGACACTACTGGACGCGATAGCGCGTGATGGCGCGGACGGAATTTACGCGGAACGTCCGAGTCGTGACGGAACCGGGACGGAACACGGAACGGGTCAGGTTGCCTTGTTGCAACAAGGCACCTACTCTCGACCCATGGGCCACCACGAACCGCGCACCGCAGCCGATGAGATCGCTGAGGCGAAGGCGAAGCTTGATGCCGCGTTCGCCGAGATGGAGACCTGGCGTACCCACCTGGACATCATGGCGAAGAACCCGCAGGACCGCGAGGCGGTGGCCTTCCAGGCTCGCCGCTCGGCCGGGATCGTCGCGGCCCTGATCGCGGAAGCCGAGTCCGGTACGCGCGTGGCCGAGCGGCTACAGGCTCAGCTGACCGTCGTCTCGTAGTGCAGTGCATGCCCGGCCATCGGGGCAATCACGCGTGACACCTCGACCGGGTTTCCGTCGACGCTGAACACGCGGACGATGTCCCACACGACCGGTGTGGGCGCGGTCAGGTTGAGCAGGCGCCGTTCGGTCGGGTTGGGTAGCCGGCCGACCGCGGTCTCGTCGACGTGCAGGACCGAGCCGTCGGGGATGAGTCCGGCGTCGTACAGCTCGGCGAGGGTGCCGCCCGGGTAGGGCTGGACGGTCGGGTCTGCGAGGACCTTGCCTTTGGCGATCTTCATCGGTACGGCGGATCGCTGGATCTGGATGGGTTCGCCGGCGAGTCGTTTCACCATGCGGCGACGCATGATCTTTGTTCCGGTTTTGATGCCGAGGTAGGCCGCGTCGGTTTCGGTCGCGGTCTCTTCGTCGTATTCGAGCGGGTCGACGGTGTACTCGTCCCATTCGGCGCCGTGGTCGGTGACGAAGGCGGTGGTGTCGCGTTGGCCGGCTCGTAGTTGGGTGAGTTGTTCGGCGTACCGGTTGGTGGACATGTGCCGGACGGGTATGGCGGGCGCGACGATGGTGGGTCGGCCTTGGGATCGGATGATGAGGCCTTCGTTGACGAGGATGGCGAGGGCTCGGCCGACGGTGGCGCGGTCGATGTTGATGGCGTTGGCGATGTCGTTCTCGCTGGGGACGCGGTCGCCGGGGTTGAGGTCGCCGGTTGCGATGGCTTGCCGGATGTGGTCGGCGAGTTGGTCGCGCATGGGCGGGTGGGGGGCGACCTGGGTGAGCGTCTGCTTGGAGAGCTTGAGGGCCATGGCTCGATGCTACGGGACTTGTTGCCTTTTTTGAACAACTTCGTCTCTGCTTGTTGACTTGTTGCAACAAGTGGAGCAGGGTGGATCTATCACCACCGGATGCCACTGGGGAGACAGCAATGAGCCAGGAAGACAAGCGGTACGCGATCGTGAACAGGTACGACGGGACGTGGCGCGTGTACGACAACGTCGACGACCTGGCGCTGCCGGTCCCGCACAAGAGCAAGAAGGCGGCCCAGGCCGCCGCGGACCGGTACAACGAGCGCGCCGCGAAGGCCACGTCGTGAACACGCCCGCGACCGCTGAGCGTCGGAACGTGCGGGTCTGGTTCGGCAGCCACGTGATCGCGAACTACACCGCGGAGCCCGAGTTGGCGGAGCGGTACGCGGTCGCGATGGGTCGCCGGTTCGCCGGCCTGAAGGTCACGAACGAGGCCGTGCCGTTGGTCGCGCCGGCCACGTTGCCGTTGCCGTCTGAGCGGCTGTGGGGTTTGCCGCCCCTCTAGACCGGTCAGGGCGTCGGTGCATCCTCACCCCCCTCGCCCGGCGTCCTGGCCGCTCCACTCGCGCCCCCGGTTCCCGTTCCTCCCCGGGAATTGGGGGCGCTTCTTGCAACACTCCCGTCAGTTATCACTACACATGAGAGAAGGACCTGATGAGCGACACCCGACCGACCGGCGAGGACCTGGCCGATCAGATCCAGCGCCACGCCTACGACCCGAACTTCGTCGCGGGGTTCCTGGCCAACTTCGTCGCCGTGGTCGCTGACGAGCAGACGGAGCGGCCGGCGCACGTCGCGGCGCGCGAGGCGCTGGAGGCGCTGGCTGACTTCGACACGTTCACCGCGGATGTCCCGGCGGCGAAGCGATGAGCAACGACAGCCTGCGGGCCGCGCTGGAGAAGCTGCTCGGGGAGCGGAGTTGGTCGCTGACCGCAGGGGATGTGCGCCGGGTGCTCGATGAGGACCGTTGGGCCGCCCATCCTGCCGAGTCGGTACCGGTCGCTGACCGGGAATCGCTGGAATCGCTGATCGCTGACGAACTGGCGAACTGGGTGGAAGACGGCCCTCGTGCGCGGCGGGCGGTCGCGAAGGCGCTCGTGGCGGCCCTGCTCGCTGCTGGCGTGTTCCGTTCCGAGGTTGAGGATGCCACCAGCAACGAAGCCCCGATCGTGTTCCCCCCGCTGGGTTCAGGCCACAGCCACGATGATTCCCGGGCGCTGCCGGTCGATGGCTGCCCCCGGTGCGCCGAACTCACCCGGATTGCAGACGCCGCAGGCCGGAAGGCCGCGCAGGAGGTCCGAGCCAGTAAGCGCGCCAATGAGATGGAGGGCAAGTCGTGAGCGAGAACTGGCGCAGGCGGACGCTGCCAGACGGCCGGGTGGCTGAGTTCCTCGGCGCCGAATGGGAGCCCGACGACGGCACCGAACCGCCGGGGACGATCCGGATTCGCGTGCACTACACGGTCGGCGGACAGGCGAGCAGCAAGGTCGTGCTCCTGTCCAGCGCCGACTTGGAGGCTAGGCGATGAGCGACAAGGTGGAGATCCCCGACGCAGTCGTTGAGGCGGCTTCGATGGCTGCTTGGAACGCGTCTCCGGCGGGGGATCTGATCCTGTGGCCGCCGACAATGGAGGGGAATGCGCGGCAGGTTCGCGCGGAGATCCGCGCCGCTCTGGAGGCCGCTCTCCCGCTGCTGCCCGCCTCTGGTGGACCCGCTGTCGCCGAGCGGAGGCCGCTTTCGGAGGCGCTGGACGAGTGGCCTGAGGTCGAGGGCACGTTCGATGAGGTGCTGGAGTCGGCCGCCGCCGCGCGTCTCAGTGGTCCCGCTGTCGATCGGTACCGGCTGGCGTGGCTGTCCACTCGTCGTCGTGCTGCCTACGCGTCGAAGGCGTTCTTTGCTGAGGCCGCCGCTGCGAACGAACTGGAAGCGCAGCCCGTTGTCGATCGACAGGTGATCGAACGGGTGCTGCGGGACCGGATCGACGGGAGCGACGCAGTGATCAACAGCCTGACAGCCGCTCTTGTCGCGGCTCTCACCGAACCCCACCCGGTGAACTCGGACCTACACCACTGCACGGGTTGTGGTGCTGCCGTGATCGGCCGGGAGACCTGTGGTGACCCGTCCCGACCGGAGTGCGCGGCTCTCACCGAACAGCCGAAGGAGGACGAGAAGTGAGCGAGGACGTCGAGTACATCGAGGCCGCCGAGGAACGGACCTGCGACTGTGGGACGCCCCTCAGGAATGGCCATTGGTGCGGCACCTGCCGCCAGAATATCTGGGAGATCCGCCGATGACACCCGCCGGCGAGCTCCTTGCTGCCGCTGACCGTGTGGAAGCACTGGCAGGAGCAGCCACCGAAGGACCGTCCTACCAGGGGGTGTTGATCGGTGAGTTCAGCGCCGAGCCCAAGCAGTGCGGTGACGAGCACTTGCCGGGCTGCTGGAATGACGTCCTGGACCGTACCTGGTGCATCTGCGGTGAGCAGACCTGGGACGGCGATCAGGGCAGCTGGCATTCGCGTCAGTTGTGGTCGACGGCTGGCCAGGGTGCGGAACTGCTCGGGTATGACCTGTACTACCTGCCGCCGCACGACCACACCGCTTGTTGAACCGCTTCAACCACCTGTATTGATAATCCCTCTTATCTTGCGAAACCCCCTGATTTTGAACGAGAAACGGAGTCCGAATGAGGTATGCAGTAGAGCTGGGCGACGACGAGGCCAGGGCCATCGTCTACGACCTCCGCAACGACGGCAGCGACCTGGAGAAGGCCGTCGCCGATCAGATCGCGAAGCAGTTGCCGACCCCGCCCCCGGCCGAGCCGAGCGGCGACTGTGTCGTCTTCGTGCGGGACCAGTGGCCGCCATTCGTGAGGGGCGACGACGGCGGGTGGGACAACCGGGATGGCTACAGCTTCGGTGGGTGGGAGCAGTTCACCAACTACTTCAAGCGTGGCGGCGAGTTCGTCATCTACCGACCGGAGGGGACCGATGCCTGAGACCACGACCTCCCGGAGCATCGCGTTCTGGCGCGACTGGGATAAGCGGCATCCGTACGTGATCGCAACGACCCGGACCGAGGACGCTGCTGCGCCGATCGAGCTCATCCGGCGGTACTCCGATGATTCCGGCGATGAGGTGTTGGTGTCGCTGACCCGTGAGGAGTGGGCCGAGCTGATCGGGTTCGTTGGTGAGCACGCCGGCGCACCGGTACCAACCGGCCTCGTGTGCAGCAATTGCGACGGGGACGAGTTCTTCTGCGGAGCGTGCGGAATCCGACGGGAGAACGTCTGATGCCCCGCCTGATGAGTGTTGCCTTTACTGAAGATGCTGTGCGCCGCCGGGCGAAGACCGTGACCCGCCGCAAGGGCTGGCTGTTCCTGAAGCCCGGCGACCGGCTGACCCTGTGCCGCAAGGTGATGGGCCGGAAGAAGGGTGAGCCGCTGGTGCGGATCGTCGACGTGCAGGTCGTGTCAGTTCGGCGCGAGCCGCTGAGCGCGCTCACGATGGACCTGACGTACGGGCAGAACGAGGTGTCCTACGAGGGGTTCCCGGACATGTCGCCGGAGGACTTCGTCGACGAGTTCTTCGTCAAGGCGCAGCGCATGCACGTCGAGGACGTGGTGACCCGGGTCGAGTGGCGCTATCTGGATGAGGTGGCCGAGTGACCGGGTTTCTGATCGCTCTCACCAACGGCCGCGGCAGTGGTGTTTGTGGTGGCGTGGATCGCGCGGGAGCGGCTCGTGAAGCGTGCCCGAGGGGACGCGGGCGATGAGTGACGAGCGTGTGCAGTACGACGGGGCCGAGCTCGACGAGATCCTCGCTGAGAACGTCACCGTGCATATCGAAGGCATGGACGCACACCATTGGATGGTCAGGATCTGGCGGCCGGCTCGCTGGACGAAGGGTGTGCTGACACGCACCGCGGTCAACCTTCACCTGTCGGCCAGCGACGTGTTCGAGGTCGAAGACACCGAAGGTCTGCCGGTGATCCAGCGGGAAGCGATCGCCTGGTGTCACGAGTGGACCGACCGCCGAGGCCGGAGGCACCAGTGCTACTCGCGGCCTCACGAGGAAGGCACGCGGCACCGGTGCAGCTGCGGCA